CGCCGCCAGCCGGACGACCACCGGGCACCGTAGCGGGTGCGTCGGCGGCCGCCGCCCGCACCCGGGGCAGGCGGCCGGGGGCCGCCCCTTCGGCCAGCAGTACCCGGACCGGGAGTGGTGGTAGTAGTACCCCGGTCCCGGCCGGGGGCCGCCGAACGTCGGGCCGGCGGGCGGCGGGGTCTCGTCCATTGGCTAAATGTATACGCTGTTTACCGCGACAGGTCAAGATGCACGGGCGTCAACGGCGGAGGCCCGGGCGGGGCCGGGCCTCGGAGTAGGGTAGCGGGTCGGCCCCCGGGGGTCAAGTCGGGGCCGGGGCCGCCCACAGGAGGGCGGCCGGCCGGCCCGGTCTCGCGACAGGCTACAACCGTCAGGCCGGCAATCGGCTCCAGGGTGGCCCGGTAGGCCGGGTTCCGCTTCTCATTCCCGTACTGGTCGACGCACAGCAGGCAGATGTCCGACCCGTCCTTGCGGACCCGGACCACCCGGTAGCACGCGACCCCGTACAGGTCGACCACGCCGACCACGCGGTAGGTATGGCCTTTGAAGCAGCGGACCAGCTTCGGGAGGGTGATCGTCATCTTGTTTCCCCTTGCGTCCCCGGGGTACTCTTCCCCGGTAATAGAGGTATACTCCGTATACCGGGTACGTCAAGAAAAAATCCGGGGGCGTCCCGGATTTCGTCCCGGCGGCCGGTCAGGCGGTCAGGCGGTCAGGCGGGCGGCCGCCACGGCGTGCGTCTGCGGGTCCCGCTCCCACCCCTCGTACGCCCGGCCCTCCCGGACGCACACCCGGGCGAGGCTACCGCTGCCGGCAAAGAACTCCCGCACCAGCCCCCCGGGCGGGCACGTCGCCCGGACGACCCGCTCCAGCATGGCCTCCGGGAGTTGCGTCGGCAGCCCGGGGACCCGCTCCCGGAAGGTGCCGCAGACCCGGCTGAACTCCCACACGTTGCCGGGGACCTTCCCGCCGGCGGCGGCCCGCCTGTCGTTGTACTTGGTCTGCCGGGCGCTCGGGACCTTGACGGCGGCGGCGTCGAAGAAGCCCGGCCCGCCCGGGGTCAGGAAGTGGAGCAAGTGCCGCGACGTCCGGGCGAACTTGCCGGTGGTCTGGACCCCGAACGTCTCGTGCCACTTCACCCAGTTCTGGAGCGTCAGGCCGAGCGCCCGCTTCCCGTAGACGGCGAACTCGGCCGCCCACTCGTCCGGGATCACCAGCCAGACGCACCCGCCGGGGGCCGTCGTCCGGGCGAGCGCCCAGAACCACCGGTAACACCACTTCAGGTATGCCTCGGGGGTCAGCCGGTCGGCCGCCGCAGCGGAAGCCCCGTACTTGACCCCAAAATTGTAGGGCGGATCAGCTACCGACATGGCCGCCGGGGTGTGACCGGCGGCCGGGTCGAAGGCTGAGACGTCACCCAGGATCAGCCGGACGGGCGGGGGCGAGGGCGGTTGGTTGGTCATGTCGCAAGCCCCGGGGTCGGCCGGAGGTGGCGGACGGCCCGGGCCAGCCGGACCAGCGGCCACCCCATCACCTCCCGGACCGGCGTCAGGGCCAGCCGGGCCACGTCCTTGACGAGCCGCCGGGCGTCGCCCGCGGTCGGCTCCCCGTACGCCTCCGCCGCGGCCCGGAGCACCTCCGCCCCGGCCTCCGCGTCGGGCCGGCCCTGCGGCCCGCGGCCGCCGCCCTCGACCCGCAGCATCCACCCCGCCACCGTCTCCCCGGGCGGCCCCGCGGCCCCCGGGGCGGCCGCCCGCAGGCAGGCCAGACAGACGGGGCGGGCCGCCCCGCCGCGGGAAACGACGGTCATCAGGTGCCCGGCCGGGCACTCCGGCCCGGCCCTCGCCAGCGGAATCACCATCGCGTCCCCTCCCGCCGCCGGCCCGTCGCCGGGTCCGGTCATCCGGGGGCCGCCGCGCGGCGCGCCCGTCGCGCCGCCGTCCGGCCCCCTCCGGTACTATATACCTGAGTAGGTTGGGCGGCAAAAGGTTCGTAGCGAATCCCGCGCCGCGGGTCGGTATTCGGCGTGTACAGTCAGTGCGCACCCGGTTGCGCCCCGGCCCCGCCGGCGTGGGTCGGGACGGTCGGCCCCGCCTGCCCCTGGTAGGACGCCCCGGGCTGGCGGTAGTACGGGACCCCGCACGGCCCGGACCCGGCGAAGAACACCACCTGGCCGACCCCCTCGCCCGGCCGGAGGCGGACCGGGAGGGAAGACAGGTTCACGACTTCGAGCGTCACGGTTCCCTCCCACCCCGGCTCCAGGGCGGTCGTGTTCAGGTTCACGAAGCAGTTCTTCACAAAAACCCCGGAAGCCAACGCGAAGTTTCCGCACTCCGGGGCGGTCAGGCAGTAGACGTCGTGACGACCGGTAAGTCGGGTGACGCTGACAACCTTGTGGTTGTTGGGGTTGATCGGGCGACCACGGTAAGCCGCCAACACCGAACCGTACCGGGCACGCAACACGCCGTCGTCGCAGCCCAACTTGCGGGCGGCCCCCTTCACCGACCCACACTCGTTTAAGGCCGCCATGACCTGTTCTTCGCTGAACCGGTGCTTGGTGCTGATCGCCGCCATGACGGCCGCCTGTTTCTCCCGCCGCTCCTGGTTTCCGGAGTTCCACGCCTTCTTGCTGCGAATCCCGGCGGCGGCCCGTGCCTCCGGCGTGCGAGTCGCCTCGGCCGCCAACCGCTTCTGTTCGGCTGCCTGTTCCGGCGTCCGCCCTCCCATGCGATGCGCTAAGGCGGCAAGGATTGCCGCCCGCCTGGATTCGTTGCGCGGGTCCGACCAGAAATCCTTTTGCTGCGCGGCCATCCTGGCGGAAAAGCCTGCGGCCCAGACCGGGTCGGCCAGTCTGGCATTCATTGCCGTTGAAACGGCCTGCCCGTGACTGATCTGGTCGAAGCCCGGCCCGTAGTAGGTCGCGTTGTGGATCGCCAGGTGATCGGCGGCCGGAACCCGGCAGATGTTGAACGGCGAATTATTCCTCCGGTCGTGGTCGACGTGGTGCCGGTGCTCGTGCTCACCGGCCTCGTAGAAGCCGTTCCGAATGTTCCACTCATCGGCCAACACGTGGGTATCGATGTGGTGCTTGGTCAACGGCTGATAGACCTTTTCATAACCGCGAGACAACTTGCGGTAAAGCGGCATCAGAGACTGACCGGCCTTCAGCGCGGCGGCCGCAATCATCAGCCCGGATCGGGTAAGAAATTCATGGTCCGGCGTGCAATCAATATGCGATCCGTCGTCGAGTAAGACGCGAACAACTTCCTCGCCGGTCCCGATCAGCCGCGGGGCGTGAAGGTCGGTAACCATCAGCCTGCCGAACGGACCGATCCCGTATCCGAAAACCGGGTCGGCGGTCGGCCGGGCCGCCAGTTCGGCGAACGTGGGGGAAGTCCCGTCAACCAGGGCGACCCTGGTATCACCGGTAAAGCACCGCGCCCACGTCGACTTGCCGAACACCTGGGCGATGCAGTCGTCCGGGATCCGGAACCGCTCCACCGTCTCGGCCAGCACGCACCGGCCGGGGGCCAGGACGAACGGCCCCCGGCGGACCGTCGGGGGGCCGTAGCACCGCCCCACGGCGTGGTCGAGCGGGTCGAGCACCAGGCCCTCGCCGTCGTCCGGGCCGGCCAGGAACCGGAACGTGTCCCCGAGGCGGACGTCGTGCCCGAACCCCGACGGCCCGTACCCGACGACCCGCACCCGCCGGCCGTCCGCCTCCCTGAACTTCGTCTGGGCCGGCACGAAGGGGTCGATGCGGAGGCGGAGCGGGTCGGCGTCCGGGAGGCCCCGGCGGGCGCGGATCTCGTCGTCGCTGAGCGGCCCCACGTCACGCCTCCACGAACCGGGACTTCGCCGCCGCGCCCGCGCCGCCGAGCGGGCGCATCCAGGCCGGGGCCGACACCACCACGACCGGCTGGGCCGCGCCGCCGAGCGGCCGGACGTCCGTCAGCCGGGCCGCCACCACCCACTCCCGGGCGACCTCCAGGTACCCGACCGCGACCACCTCGACCACGTCCCCCGTCATCCGGTCGAGCCACTTCGACCCCGGGGCCGGGGCCGCCGCGAACCCCGCCTTGAGCGCCGCCCGCGCGCCGGCCCGGGCTTCCTTCGCCCGGGCGACCCGCCCCGCCACCGTCTCCCCCCGCGCCCGCCCGGCCGGCGCCTTCCCCCCGGCCGCCGCCGCGGCCTTCGGCGGGGGCGTTCCGCCCGGCGCCTTCGCGGCCTTCGGCGGCTCGACCGCCTTGACCGCCTTGACCCCCTTGACCGCCTTCGCCACGTCAGCCCCCTACGCTATCGCCGTGACCCGCCGCCGGTCCCCCGGTACACCCCGGGGATGGTGAGGCGGAGACAGACCGACCCCCTTGCGGGGGCCGGGGTCAGAACGTCGACCGTTCCCCGTTGACGGAGCCGGCGGCGGACGACCGCCCGGGCACTTGGATCAGGGGTCCCGGGTCACCCTCCCTGCCGCCCAGCGGGGCGCCCCGTCTTAGGTACGTCGGACACCGACGGGCGCTGGCGGTTCGGCCGGCCCCTCCGGGCCGACGCAGGTACGTTGCCGGCCCTCAGCAGGCCGGGATCGGTGAGGGTGTACCGGACCCCCACGCGCCGAGTCCCGCGGGACCCGCTCGGCGCGACGCGGCCGCCCATCACGGGGCTATGCCCGGTCCCCGCGGGGAGCCGTGCGGCGGCCGAACCACTTCTCGGGACGGGAAGGGGCGTCCCGGCTTGCCGAGCCGGGACCGGGGCCGTAGGATGACCCCGTCGTGTCGGTGTCTGCGGCCACCCTTCCTTTAGCACGGTTGGGGTGGCCGCAGTCTTTTTATCACCTCCCGTCGTCCCGTCAACCACTGTCCGAGTTTTGGACCGCCGGCGGCCCGGCGACGGTGACGGTGACACCCGCCCCCTACGTATTCACTGTCACCGTCACCGTCACCGGCGGTCGCGGACCCTTCCAACCGTCCCCCCGTGAGGGGGCGGCCGTCAGGCCCGGTCCCGCGTCACCAGTCGGCCAGCGGGCCGCGGACTGCCGCCGGGCTGAAGTCGTACTCGAAGCGGGCCGTACAGCTACGCATCCCGGTCCCCATGTGGACGGGGATCTCCGGCGACTCCGCCAGCCCCCGGACCCGCCGGCCGCAGCGCCGGCACCGGGTGCCGCGGGCCAGGGCGGCCAGCACCCGCAGTAGTCGCCTCAGCATGTCCGCCCCTATTCGACGTCGCCGGCCGCCGACACGGCCGTCCACTTCGGCTCAAGCCCCTTGGTCGCCAGCCCGCACTGCTCGGTCGCCCACGCGGCCTTCGCGTCGACCGGACACCCGCACGCCGCGCAGACGTCCCCGGTCCGCTCCGGGCAGACGACGCACTCCGCCATCCGGAGCGCGAACACGCGGTCGCTGACGACCGGCGACCCGTTCGCGAGGTGGCGGATTTTGGCCTTGCTGAAGTTCATCGCCTTCGCGATCCAGCCCGGCTCCCGCTTCTTGTCGCGGTCGTCCCGGCTCATCACCAGCAGCCCGTGCCCGTGCGGGTCGTGGCGGACCGCCGTCCACTCCCGGTGCTCGTTCAGGAACCGGCGGACGGCCGGCATGACGCCCGGCCCGCCGTCGTCGCCCGTCTCCCCGTAGGGGTCCGTCGTGCAGTGGACGACCAGGTACCGGGTGACGTGCGGGGCGTACGCCAGGAGGGCGGCGTACACGTCCTCCGCCCGGTGGTTGCCGTCCCAGAACAGCAGGTCGACGCCCGCCCGGACGCCCGCGTCGCCGGCCGCCGTCTTCAGGTCGGGGCGGGCGGCCCGGACCGCCGCCCACAGCCGCTTCGGCCGGGGCGAGACGGACAGGACGACGTCGGCCGAACTAGCCGCCAGGGCGACCAGGGCCGGCTTGTCGTCCCAGATGCTCACCTCGGCGACCGCCCCGCACTGGTCGGCCAGTTCCTTCAGGGTCGCGACGTGGGCCGCGAAGTCGCTCGGCCGGGCGGCCGCGTCGGCGTACAGTTCGGCGATCGTCCGCGGGATCGCCGGCGGCCCCGCGTGACCCGGCTGGCACGGCTCGCACGCCGCCGGGGCCGCCGGGGGTAGTGCGGCCGGCGGGTGCGGCCAGAAGGCGGCCGCGTCGCCCCAGAACCGGTGGACCGGCCCCACCGAACTGACCGCCTCATAGACCGCCTCGCCGTGGCTCGTCAGCCGCCCCGCCGTGTGGTTGACGTGGACCGCCGGCATCACCCCGGCGGGCGGGATCCGGACCCAGTCGGCCCGCCCGCCGTCGTGGTCCGGCTCCAGGTACGCCCACCCCTGCCGGCCGCAGTCCGCCTCCGCCCGGTCGAGGTTCTCCAGGGCGACGTCGTACCGCAGCGACAGTTGGTGGAGCGGCTCGTGCCGGTCCTTCACCCGCAGCCAGCCCGTCGCGTTCAACCCCTCGTAGTCCTGGTTGCTGACGACCCGGGCGCCGGGGTTCTCCCGGAAGGCGCGGGCGACCCGGTCGAAGTAATCCGGCGGGTACAGGACGTCGTGCTCCAGGAAGCACACCACGTCGCCGCCGGCGTCCCACGCCTGCGACTTGTCCCGCCACACCCACCCGTCGCGGACGGCGTTGAGGCACTGCCGCTGCTGGCGGACGATATTCAGGTGGCCGGGGCCGGACGGCGAGTCGGCGAGCGTCTCCGGGAACGGGTTGCCGGGGATCGGCCGCCACGGGCACGTCACCACCCGGACGTCCGCCCGGCTCAGGTCGGCCGCCCGCTTGATGCTGCCGAGGGACGCCGTCAGGAGTTCGACCGGCGCGGCGTTGTTCGAGTACCAGACGCCGACCACCTTCAGGGGCGGGGGCCGCTCCCCGGGCCGGTCCCACGGCTGGGCCGCCGCCGCCCGGGCCGCGAGCCGGTCGAACGCCCCCGGCGGGGAGCCGACGAGGCGGCCGCCGAAGTCCGCCCGGATCGCCTCGACGGCGTCCACCCCGACCTCCCGGTGGCCGACGAGCAGGTTCCAGACGTGGTCGTCGAGGCTCAGCCGGTACGGGGCCGGCTCGAACCGGGCGTCGCGGAACCGGTGGTACCACCCGGCGGCCGGGAGGCACAGGCACCGCCCGCCCCGCCGGCGGACGACCTCGTGCAGGTACCCCTCCTCGCCGCCGAACCCGCGGAACAGCGGGCTGAACCCGGGCCACGCCGCCTTCCGCATCATCCACATGCCGAGGCCGAGCATCGGGATCTCGAACGGCCCGCCGGCGGAGTCGCCGCCCCGCGGGTCCCTGTCCCAGACGCCCCACAGCCCGGGCGGGGTCGTCGGCCGCCAGTGGGTCGACCGGCCGCCGTCGTCGTAGACCAGCGGCCCCTGGACCAGGTCGGCCGACTCCGGGTGGGCGGCGGCGTAGTCGGTCAGGGCCTGGACGGCCCCGGCCGCGAACAGGACGTGGGAGTCGACGCACGCCACCCAGGGCGTCGTCGCGAGGCGAAAGACTTCGTCCCGCGGGGCACTCGTGCCGGTCAGGTTCGGCCGGTGGTGATACCGCCCGCCGGCCGCCTCCACGACCGCCCGCGTGCGGACGCACCCGAGCGGGTGGGAGTCGACGCAGAGGATCTCGACCCGCGGGTGGTTCGCCCGCAGGCCGATCACCGTCATCCACGCGCCGGGGAAGTCGTCGTAGGTGGCGAACCCGACCGTCAGCAGTGGCCCGCTCAAGTGCCGCCCTCGCTAGTCCGGCGCCCCGGTCGTCGTCGGCGGCGACGGGGGCGCGGTCGTGGTGGTCGTCGTGGTCGTGGTGGTCCCGCCGAACGGGCAGGCGGCCGCGCAGGCGGCCCACCCGGCGTACGGCCCCGACTGCTGGACGATCGTCGCGAACAGCCCGCCGCCGCAGTGGAGCGACGTCATGCCGGCGTACCCGAGGCACAGCCGGGACCCGACCGGGGCGCACGGCGGGGACGCCGTCGTCGCCGTGATCAGGTAACAGTATGTGTCGGGCGGGGCCGTCGTCGTCGTGGTCGTTGTAGTGGTCGTGGTCGTCGTCGGCGACACGCAGGCGGTCACGGCGACCTCGCCGGCCGCGGTCCCGGAGTAGTCCGGCCCGGGGCACGAGCACCCGGTGCACTCCGTCGACGTAACCCCCCAGGCCGACCCCGACCAGCAGAAGTAGCACCGGCCGGTACACACCCCGGGCGGCGGCAGGGTCGTCGTCCCCGGCGTGTCCGGCGGCGGCCCCTGGCACGGCACGACGGCCTCCGTCCCGCAGGCCGGGGCCGTCGCGGGCGGGACGCAGAAGCACGCCCCGGCCCCGGACGCGCAGGTGCCGGTGACGTAAATCCACCCGGTCGAGGCGTCCCCGTAAACGTACCGGCATGACCCGGTACACCCGGGCGGGGGCGGCGGGGGCGGCGGGCTGACGCACGCGGTGGTGGTGGTCCCGCACGGCCCCGGGTCCGGGCCGGTCGGGGTCGGGCACGGGCAGGACGCCGCGCACGGGTCCGACGTCTTCACCCACCGGACGGTCGGGAAGAACTTCCAGTCGCACGCCCCGGTGCACCCGGGCGGCGGGGTCGTCGTCGTCGACGTCGTCCCGGAGCAGTCGGGGGCGGACCCGGTCGCGGCCCCGAGGTGACACGGCCGCTTGACGGTCGACCCGTCGCCGCAGGCCGGGCAGAAGTCCGGGTAGTAGCACGCGCACCCGGTTGCGCACGGGGTGGTCAGGGTGTACGTCTTGGTGGCGGCGGAGTATGTCCACGTGCACTCGCCGGCGCACGGCGGGGTGGTCGTGGTGGTCGTCGTCCCCGGCGGCTCCGTCGTGGTCGTCGACGTCGTCGCGACCCCGCACGGGTCCCCGGGGCAGTCGAGCGCGGCCCGCCCCAGGTAGAGGGGGCGGCCGTAGTTGAACCCGGCTAAGTTGGCGTGCACGAGGCACTCGCCGCCGCCAGGCTGGCGGGTCGGCCCGACCACGGCCCCGTCCCGGTCCCGGACCCAGACGTTTACGGGCGGGTCCGGCTCGGCGTAGGAGTTGCCCAGGGGGTCGAAGATCACCAGCCGCCCGGGCGACCAGTTGGGCGGGAGGCCGGTCGGGGCGAGCGGCCCGGTCGGCGGGCACCCGGTCACCCGGACGAACTCGACCAGGTTGAAATCCATCTGGGCCGCGATCACCGTCTGGGCGTCCGCCTCGCCCGCCGCCGCCGCGATCTTGAACCCCGGCCGGCCGCGGGTCAGGAGCCACCCGCCGGGGGCGGCCCCCCACGTCTCCCCCGGCTGCGGCCCGTCGAGTTCCCCGGTCCCGTCGTCCTCCCAGGCCGCGACGACGAACAGCCCGACCTGGGCCTGCCCCTCGGCGTCCGGGTCGATCGGGGCCGGGCCGTTGACGAGCAGCCCATTCGCCCCGCCCTTCCGCGGCCGGCCGACCAGGACCGCCCCCGTGTCGTCGTCGTACCCGCGGAACTCCAACAGGCAGAACGCCGGGGCGATCTCCGCCTCGACGTTCTTGACGTACGTCACCCGGATCGGGTCCTCGCGGGGCGGGGCGAACTGGGTCTCGGGCATGGCGGGCTAGCTCGCTGGTTTCCCGCGGTACGGGGCCGGGCGCGTCGGGTCGGACCGGCCGACCATCTTACCGAGGAACCCGGTCGGGTCACAGGCGGCCCGCAGGAGTTCCGCCCGGCGGCGGGCCGGGTACGGCGGGACGCTCGTGTTGTGCTCGCCGTTCAGGGACACCGCCGTCGAGCACCCCCGCGGCCCGAACGTCCAGGTGATCTGCGACAGGGACCCGTCGAGTTGCAGGCCGAAGACGCCGTTGTAGACCCGGTGGTCCCCGGCCCGCGGCGTGTACTGGGCCAGCAGCCCGGCCGCGTAGTACCGCGCCCGGTCGATCGGGTCCCGCTCCAGTTCCTTGACGAACAGGAGCCGCTCGTACAGTTCGGCGTCGCCGATCTGCACCTCGCGGTAGGTCGGCACCGCGTTAAGCTGGACGTCCGGGTAGACGCGGGAGACGACCGTCTTCGAGTCCGCCGGGCGGCCCGGGACCCGCACCCGGTACGAGTAGGCGACGAGTTGGTTGGTCTCCGGGTCGCGGACGTTGACCGCCGTCCGGAGCCGCAGGTGCGGCTCCTGGTAGGTCGCCCCCTTGCCGGTCCGGTACACCGGGGCCGAGAACTTGATCACCTGCCAGGTGTTGTCCACCGAGAAGTCGACTTGGACCTGCTCCCGCGGCGACGTGTTCAGGGTGGTGCCGCCGGACAGGTAGTAGACGCTCCCGGCGGTCAGCCGCTTCGACACGGCCCCGAACACGGCCGCCGGCTTGTCCCGGGAGTACCCGTTGTACAGGTTGGCGACGAACGGGTCGCCGTTCCGCAGCCGGACGTTGAAGTCCGGGGCCTCCGGGACGACCTGCTCGCACTGGGTGTCGAGCAGAACGATCTGCTGGCGGCGATTGACCGGCCCGTACCCCGGGACCTCGATCGGCCCCTTGCCCTTGATGTCCCGTCCCGACAGCCCGTAGACCCGCCACACCGACCGCTGGGCCAACTCCCGGGCCTGCTTCAGGGTCAGCCGCGGCGTCGCTCGGACGCCCGGGAAGAGGGGCGGCGGCGACCGGTCCCAGGACGCCGTCGGGACCCGCCCCTGGACGAGGATCTTTGCGTCCCACGGCGGCCGCGGCCCGGCGTCGTCCGGGGTCATCCCGTCGGCCGACAGGAAGGCCGTGCAGTTGAAGGACGGCCCCATCTGCTTCGCCTCGACGACAAGGTCGTCGCCGACGACCGTCGCCGTGACGTGCTCCGCCGCGGCCGCGGCGTTGTTGATCTGGGCCGCCAGGGCGATCAGGACGTCCGCGATGGACGGGTAGTCGTTGCTGTGCGCGGACGCCTGCAAGTCCCAGTCCGCCCCGCCGTCAATGTCGGCGGTCTGGCCGAGCGACACGAGGTACCGCCACGCCCCGGGCGGGACGTTCGCCCACTCCCCCGTCACCCGGACCTTGTGGCGGGCGCCCCGGCTCAGCGGGGCGTACGACAGGGCGGCGAGCGGCTTGTACGTGCCGTCGAACTCCTCGCCGAGGGCCTGTAGCTCCAGGTCGACCTGGTACCGGGTCGGGGACCCGACCGCCTCGACCGCGTCGGGGGTCGCCGGGTTGTCCCACGCCGGGGACACGGACGCGACCGACCCGCCCGGGAGTTGCCGCGTCCCGGTCCCCTTCTGGACGACCCAGACGGCCCCGTCCGCCCACCGCCAGACGACCCGCCGCCCGAACATCTCGGCGACGGCCTCCAGCACCAGGGCGGCCCGCTCGTAGACCCAGTCCACCGGCGGGTTGACGCCGACCACGGGGAAGTTGACGCCGGCCGGCAGGAACTCCTTCAGGCCGGCCGCCATCCCGCGGGTCAGCCCCGCCGGCATGTCGATCTGGTAGGTGGTGACGCCCATCGCCTTCAGGCACAGTTCGGCGATCTCCCGCGGGCTGCGGACCGTCCACGGGACGTACTTCGCGTGCGGGTCGAGTTGGTTGTAGTACCCGCTCACCGGGTGGGCGTCCCGCCACCGCCACCGGCCGTCGGAGATGAGTAGCTCCCACTGCGTTCCGCCGGCGTCCCGGGTCTCGGTGATCCGGTCGACCCGGCACCCGGGGATCAGGGCGGCCGACGCCCCGTCGGTCAGGAGCAGGTCCCCGTCCGGGGAGATGGGCGTGGCCTGCGGGTTGCACCGGACGACGGCCGTCCCCGGCGCCACGCCGTGGCCCATCGAGTAGGTCGCGAAGGTGGGCGACCGGACGCCCGGCCACACCACCCGCCCGTGAAGGTCGGCCACCGCTAACTCCGGGTCAGGGTCCAGTCCTTGCCGAGGTTCAGGTTCACCCCGGCCGGGCCGTCCGGGAGGGCGATCCCGGCCGAGAACGTGACGTGCTTGTACCGGTCGTTGACCGTCGACCCGTACCCCGCGGAGCACGCGGACACCGTCTTGGCGCGCGGGTCGCGGTCGAAGTCGGCCGTGCCGCCGCGGACCTTCAGCGTGCCGATGGTCCCCGGGGCGTCGTGGTTGTAAGTCCCGCCGAACACGTTCGCGGTCGTGACGTTGCAGGTGGCCGGGCCGCCGATGGTGAGCGTCCCGGCGTCGACGTTGGCGGTCGTCAGCCCGGCCTGGAGGCAGACCGCCCCGCCCTGCTGGTTCAGGGTCGTGAGGGTCAGCCCGGCCCCGGCCTGGACGTTCGGCGGCACCCGCGTCCCGTCGGCGACGCTCACCCCGAGCGTCACCACGGTCATCGACGCGCCGGGGTCGAACGCCAGCCCGACCTCGCCCCCGCTGACCGTGACGACGTTGCTCGCGTGCGTGCCCTTCAGGAACACCGCCGGCACCCCCTGGTCGCTGCCGCTCGACGACGACTGGATTAGCGCCGTCGTCTGGACGGTCCCCAGGTCGACCCGGATCCGGCCCGACCCGCCGCCCTGCCCGGCCCCGACGTTCAGGACCGTGGCCCCGACCGCCAGGTAGGTGTCCCGGTACTCGTTGTACGCCCCGGTCCAGTCCGGGAGGCCGATTCGACCCGTGTACGTGCTGTCGACGTTCAAAGACGCCAGGGTCACGGCGGACTGGGCGAGGCCGTAGAGGATGTCCACGCTGTTGTTGGAGATGTCGACGTCGTTGGTGCTCACCGGGACGGCGTTCAGGCTCCAGTTCGCGGCCGTGTCCCAGTGGTTCGGGCCGGCCGACGCCGTCGGGGTGGACACTGAGCCGACCGTCGCGCCGCCGGTGACCCCGGCCGTGAACGTGAACGGCACCCCCGCGGTCGCCGCGGTCCCGACGACGTAGGACGTCGACTGCGTCCAGACAACCTCCAGGAACTCGTCGATCGTCGACGCCGCCAGGAGGGCGACCAGCCCGGCCGCGACCAGCTCCGCCGTGTCCCCGCCCTGGACCGTGTAGGTGACCGTCTTGCGGTTGATCGTCACGGCCACCGTGTCCCCGGCGGACCCCGCGGCCGTGACCTGGACGCGCGACACCTGGGCCACGGCCAGGGCGTCGCCCCTCCAACGGTTGCGCGCCATCTCTCACCCCGGGGGTTGCACGTTCGGGACGCCCACCAGCGGGGCCGTCCACTCGAAGTCCCAGTTCCAGTCGATCCGGTACTCGCGGTAGCGGGCCAGCCCCTTCTTCCGGGCGGACGTCCGCTTGACCCGCGGCGTCGGAGTCCGGAGGGCGAACGCCCAGACCGGCCGCGGCGGGAGCGGGTACGCGGCGTACCCGACCGCGTACCCGGCCTGGGTCGCGACGCACGGCGTCTGCTCGTACACCAACTGCCGCTGCGGCGGGCCGTAGAGGGCCGGCAGGACGACGTAGAGCGGGCCGCCGCCGGACACGTCGACCGTCTCCTGGTAGTCGATGATCCGGGCCGGGCTGATCCCGGGCGCCGTATAGTCCGCCTCGACCGCGAAGGCGAACCGCCGCTGGGTCACGTACTCCGGCCCGGCCCACTCCGGGAAGTCGGGGCCGCTCACGCAGACGCACCCGGTGACCGACGTCGCCGTGTACAGGGCGGTGGCCGTCGCCGCCCCCGCGTCCGTCTGCAACACCAGGTCGCGGAACGGCGTCGCCAGGGCGAGCGTCAGCAGGTTCATGGCCACGCTCAGGGCCGCCGGGCCGGCCCCCTCCAGCCACCCCTCGACGCTCACCGTGTCGACGAACTGGTACACCACCCCGTCATTCCCCCGGACGGGGCGGCGGGCCGTCTTGACCATCGTCCCGTTGACGGGGAAGTAGTACGTGCCGAGCCGGAGTTGCACGGGCGTCGCCCCCGGTCAGTTCTGTTGGTTCCACTGCTGAAGGTCCCGCGCCCGGTCGCGGGACTTCTGCTCGCTCTCGACCGCCCGGACCTGCTTCACGAGCTTGCCCAGGTTCGCTTCGAGTTCCTTCGCGATGCGGTCGGCGACCTCCTTCTCGTTCAGGTCCATCTTGATCCGCAGGTCCACCTTTGCCTTCGCGACCTCCTCCCGCACCTTGGACAGGTCCCCCTTCTGGCCGAAGTCGGAGACGGCGGCGTCGCCGAGGGAGTCGCCGAACTCCCCGGCCAACTGCCTCGCGTACCCGGACCCGCGGGCCTCCTTCTGCTTGCCGATGTACCCGCCGGCCACCTGGCCGGCCGCCTCGACGATCTCCGGCGGCAGGTCGGTTATCCCGCCGTTCTCGACGACCGTCCGGAGCGCCTCCCGGCTGTACTCGAAGTCGAACTCGGTCATCTCCCCGAGTTTGCCGGCGAGGCCGGCCATCCGCTGCTCCTGCTGCTCCATCAGGGTCAGCCTGGCCCGGTCGACGTCCAGCGCGGCCTGGGCGGCGGCCAGTTCGGCCTGGGCCGCCCGCAGCCCGAGTTCCTTCAGCCGGGCCAGTTCGGCCTGGGCCGCCTTCGCCTTGTCGAGGGACTCCTCGACCGCCGGGATCGCCTCGGCGTCCTGCGCGGCCCGCCCCCGCTTGTTCCGCTTCCTCGTCCGGTTCTCCTCGGCGAACAGCTTCTCCTGGGCGTCGCGGGCCAGCGCGCTCTTCACCCGGGCCGCCTCGGCCCGGTCCTCGGCGTTCCCGGCGATCCCGCCCTGGGCCTTGTACGCCTGGGCGGCAGCGTCCCGCTCGACCCTCGCCCGGCGGGCGGCGTCCTCCGCCCCGGCGACCGTCTCGTACGCCCGGGTGGCGATGTCCCCGGCGTTCGTCGACCGGTCGAACGTGCTCTCGCGGACCAGCCGGGCGCGGTCGCCGCCGCCCAGCCCGCCGGCGTCCCACGCCGCCTTGCGGTTGAACTGAACGTCTGCCTCGTGCTCGGCCGCCCGCGTCTGCTCCCGGGCGGCGGCCGCGTACGCGATGGCCGCGGTCGCCACCTCGATCGTCTTGGCGCTCTTCCGCATGGCCTCCGCGGTGCCATTCATGGCCTCGTCGAGGGCCTTGAACGTGTCGTAAAACGGGACGAACGCGCTGGCCAGCGCGTTCTCCTTCTGTGCCCGGGACTGCGTACCGTCGTTGAGGGTGTTCAGGGCGGCCGTGACCCGCTTCGCGCCGGCCTCCAGGACGGAGGCGAACCCGGCGGCCGCCGCCCCCCACGGGCCGGCGGCCGTGGCGATCCCGGCCATCCCGCCGAGGCCGGCCCCGCCGCGGGCCAGCCCGCCGGCCAGCCCGGCCGCCTGGGCCGCCCGGTCGCCGAGGGCCGGCGGCTTCTTGTCCTTCTCCTTCTGGGCGGCGAAGTCCTTTTTCTGCTTCTCCAGCGCCTCCTGCTGGCGGCGGAGTTGGTCCGCCTGGCGGCCCATCGCCGCCTCGGCCTGCGTGACGCGGCCGATCGACTCGGCCAGCGCCTTCAGGGCGGCGCTGGCCTTGTCGTTGACGTCCACTTTCAGGTCGACCGACTCACCGTCCATGCAGCGCGGCCCTCGCCGTCAGGAGCGCCGTCAGCGTGTCCGCCCGGGCCGCCTCGATCCCGTCCCGGACGGCGGCCACGACCGCCGCCGTCCGGCGGACGATCGCGTCGACCGCGGCCCCGGCCCAGCCGGTCGCGGCCCCCGCCCGGTGGTACGCGAACGCCCGGTAGACGTACGCCGGCGGGTCGCGGAACCCCGGGGCCGTGTGGTGCCGCGGGCTGACGCCGAGCGTCTTCGGGCACTTGTCGCACGGCGGGGTGCCGCCCTTCGGGCGGAGCATCGGCAGCCCCTTCCGCGCCCGCGTCCGGTCCGGCACCACCTCGCCCGTCGCCTCGTCGTACTGGTGCCGCGCGCAGTCCCCACAGGTCCGCCCGTACTTCGCGCGGTCCGCCCAGTACAGCCGGGCGACGGCCGCTAGTTTCCCGCGTCCGCCTCCCACATGCCGACGTCGTACCCGGTGACGAAGTTGACCATCTGGTCTAGGTAGTCCGTCCCGACCGCCCGCCGGACGGCCGGGTCGGCGAGCGACCCGGGGACCGGCTGGCCGCCCGGCCCCTTCCGGCCCGGGGCGAACGGCACGGCCACCTCGACCCCGCCGGCCCCCCGCCGGTAGACCCCCTCCCACGACTCCACGTGGGCGTCGAGCAGGGCGACGACCGCGTTCAGTTGCTCCGCCCCGGCCGCCGGGGCCGCCCGCGCCCGCATCAGGGCCGCCCGGTACTCGTACACCGCCTCCGGCAGGGCCGGGCGGTACTTGAACCGCAGCGGCGTCCGCCGCCCGTCGGCGTCCTTGCACTCGCCGACGAGGGTGTACCCGTCGTCGATCACCACCAGCCCCGTCGCCCGCTTCGGCTCGCCCACGTCCGCCCCCGCTAGTGCCCGCCGGCCGCGCAACCCGCTGCGCCGCCGGCCCGCCGCTACGCCCCGGTGTCGACCTCCGCGGTCAACTCCAGCCCGGTGTCGTCGGTGCTCGCCCCGGTCCGGTACGCCCGGCCCTCCAGGTCCATCATCACTTCCTCCCGGCCGGGGATCAGGGGCGAGGCCGGCGGGATGACGACCGCCGGCATCGTCAGGTAGAGCAGTACCGACCCGTTCGTCAGGGTCGCGACCACGGCCACCCCGGTGCCGGCCCCGAGGTTGTACAGGGTCGCGTGGTCGCCGTAGGTGATCTGCGTCTTGAACCGCACCTCGCGGTCCCGCATGACGATCGCCGAGAGGGTGTTCGAAAACAGGAACCGGTCGGGGTCGATGAAGTTCTCGACCGTGACCTCGAACCCCTTCCCGTTCACGCTCGTCCCGTTCACCGTCAGCGCGATGTCGCTGAGGATGAACGGGTTCGTGGTCGCGTCCACCTCCAGGCTCGGGAACGTCCCGGCGTTCCCGACCGTCTCCACCCGGGCGACCAGGTCCAGGTTGGCTTCGAGCAACTGCCCCTGGTCGGCCTTCAGGGTCAGCCTGTCGACGCCGGCGTCCTGGTAGGTGAACACCTTCGCGACCCGGTCGACGGTCACGTACCGGAGGGCGGCGGACTCGCCGAGCTTGTACCGCTTCCGGGTCCCGCTGACCGTGGACGTCGTCCCGCAGAGCGCCCACGGCAGGAGCCGGTGCAGGTCCGCCGCGTTCGGCTGCGTCATCAGCGGGCCGGCGATCTTGATTGGGCCGGCCCGGACGCGGGCGACGTGGTGGGACCGGGTCGCCCGGACCCCGTTCCCGTTGACCGGGTCGTCCTTCCGCTGGATGCCCTCCGACCGGAAGTCGAGGGCGTAGTCGACCGGCGACGACGCGCCGATCCCGAGTTTGCCGAGCGTACCGACGGCCGCGGCCATAACCACCTCCCGTTAGGCGACGAGTCCGCGGGACTCCCGGGACCGGAACCGGAACCCCATCGACCCGAGTAGGTAGGCGCCCATCTGCTCGGGGACCACGATCAGGTCCGGCGCCCACTCCGCCACCACCACCTCCGGGACCCCGGCGAGCCGCTGGTTCCGGAATAGGGCGGCCACCTGCCGCCGCCACTTCAGGTTCCGGCTCAGGTCGTTGTCCTGGGTCGGCTCCGCGGCCCCGTAGAACGCGACCAGGACCGGGTACCCGACGTCGTCCGTCCCGGTCAGCAGCCCGAGCGGCGTCTCCCGCGGCCACGGGGCGATCTGGACCATCGGCAGGCCCGGCCCGATCCCGCCCTCGGCCGCCGAGTCGGTCCCCGGGGCGTACCGCGGGAACCACCGGACCGCGACGTGAACCCCGCCCCCGACGCCGCTCAGGTTGAGCGACTGAATCAGCGTCTTGCACGCCTGTAGGACCCGGTAGTGGATCGGGTCCGCGGCGTCGACGACCGGCCGGAAGACGGCGCCCGAGAGGCGGTCGCATGCCGTCCCGGAGGCCATCCGGGCGGCCGCCCAGACGTAGAACCCGGGGGTGGTGCTCAGCCCCGCGGCGGCCGCCTCGCCGGCCCCGTCGGCCGTCGCCGTCGCGACCTCCGCCCACGCCAGCCGGCCGCCGGCGGCGGCGGCCCACGGCGCCCGCAGGAGGGCCACGCTGCCGCCCGCCCCGGCCCCGGTCACGGCCCAGTTCACGGCCCCGGCCCCGGTGTCCGTGACGGTCAGGACCAGGCTCGTCGTGTCCAGGGCCACTACCCCGCCCTCCCGACGAACAGGCGGACTACCTCGCCGGCGTACTGGCGGCGGGCGGCCGCGACGGTCGCCGGCGACGCCGCGAAGAACCGCCGGCGCGGCACCCGGGCCGTCCCCCGCTGGTGGAACTCCGAATACGGCGGGTCGTTCAGCGGGATGTCGACGCCGGTGCCGCGGGCGGTCGCCCCGTCGACCGCCGCCAGGGCCGCCGCCCGCATCCGGCCGGACAGCACCAGCGGCGTCCCGGTCCGGTACTGGAGCGGCGGGAAGGGGTCGCCGGTCGCCGGGTCGACGGACTGCGCGAACGCCCGCCGGACGTCCTTCCGGACGCCGGCCAGGAACCCCAGCGCGGCGGCCCGCGGCGCCCGGTTGACGAGGGCGTCGTACAGTCCGGACACGGCCCGCCCCAGTCCGCCGAAGTTCACGCCGCCCTCCCTACGCCTGCTGGCGGGTGCACACCAGGACGCACCCGCGCTGCTGAATCGTCAGGTCGTTGTGTCGGACGTACCACGCCTCGCCGCCGGCGTCCGTGACCACCCACGAGTTCCGCGGGCGGACGTACCCCGGCTGGTCGACCGGCACGAACCAGACGCACGCCGTGTCGCCGGCCGACACCCCGGCGGCCACCAACTGCTCCTCGGTCGCCTGCTCCCGGCGGGCCTCCAGCGAGGCCCCGCCGGACCCGTCCGGCCGCGTCACCGTGACGTCCTGTAGCCCCGGCAGGTACCCGCCGGCCACGAACCCGTCGAAGAAGTCGTCGCCGACCATCGGCAGGCCCCGGTCAGGCGAAGTATTTGGCCATGTTGACGAACCCCGTTAGCAGGCCGAGGGCCTCCGGGCCGAGGACGTTCTGCGCCCACTGCCCCGGCGCCGCGCTCATCGCCGACGGGTCGCCCATCGTGACGGAGAAGTCGCGGATTGACAGTTGCATCGCGGTCGTCATGTTCGACCGGATCCCGGCGGACCGCCGCAGGGCCTTGCCCCACCACCACCCGAGCGCTTCGAGGACGGCCATTTTCACCGGGGCGAACTCGCCGCCGAACTCGCCGGCGGAGTACCCGTAGGCGTAGGTCACTTTCACGCACCGCGGGCTGGTCAGCCACGACCCGACGGCCCGGATCAGGCGGCCCGACTTGCTCATGCCCGGCCGGGTCATGTCGAGCCGGTAGGCCGTCGTCGGGAGTAGGGACGCCGCCGGCCAGTCCCCGTCGGTCGCCCCGGTCGTCCAGGCGGCCAGGTTCTCGTACACGCTCGTGACCGACCGGGCCGGCAGGCGGGTCAGTTGCAGGAACCCGCTCGACGGGTCCATCCGGCTCCGGGGCATGACCACCCCGCCGACCCGGTCCCAGCCGACGTCGATGCCGAACTCCAGCGGCGGGCGTTCCGCCCCGGGCGCCGGGAGGTACTCGGTGTACGTCCCGGCCTCGAACTGGTACCCGCAGACCTGGCAGACGACCTGCTCCACCATCGGCTGAAGGTAGTCGAGGAACGTGACCTGGGCCGCCGTCAGGGTCACCCCCTTCGCCGCCTGGAACCACGCCGCGCGGTCGGCTGCCGGGACGATACTCACCACGACCTCGTGGGTAGAGGTTCGGCTGCCGCCGAAACGACCGGGTGACGGAAAGTCAAATTTCCGGGCAGATTATCCCGATGAACACCACGTCGCCCATCTGGCCGGACCGGACCGTCTTCACCACGGTGGCCGTGACGCCGGCGGCGATCGGCACCCCGCACCGGCTGGCGTACCCGCTGTTGAGGCACTCGGCATCAAGCTGGGCAAGGATACTGACCAGGGCTTGGTCGAACTTGGGAAGGTCCTCGAACCGCCGGCCGACCACGTCTGCGGCCCGATACCCTCTCGGGGCCGCGACGTGCTGAACGAAGGCCGGGGAAACGGACACGATCACGCCGTCATGGGATCGGACCCAGCGGGGGAAGTCCCCGCCATGTGCCACCTCCAACGCAATCAGCCGGCTGACATGGGCGGCCACCTCGGCCCGCAGCGCCTGCCGCTCCGAGTCGCACGCTGCTATCTGCTCGGATAGCCGCTTCTCACCCTCGGCCCGGCGGGCGTCGACCCGCTTCGCGATCCACGCCCCGGCCGCCCCGAGGGCCGGAACCAGTACGGTTAAAATCGCCAGCACGACCGACCCGGCGGAATCGTTCGACATTACCACCCCGGGGATTGAGTCTCGACCGGCCGCCTAACCAGGCGGCCTATTTGGTTACCAGCCCGGATCCCTTCCCGGACCCGCGGCAGGCCGGGCACGGCCTGGCCTCCCGCTCGCCGGTCGCCGACTTCACAACGACCCGGCCTGTGCCCTTGCAGTGCGGGCACAGGCCGGGGATTCCGCCGTTCGGCTTGAGCATGTCGCCTTCCCCACCCGTCACCCGTCGCCCATCGCCCGGGCCGCCGCCACCGGCACGTACTCGGGCGACTCCGCGGGAAACCGCTCCCGCTTGGCGGACGAGTCGAACAGGTTCCGCTCGATCTGGCCGGGCAGCCGCTCGACCTCGGCCATCTCCGGGACCGTCCCGGAGAGGACCGCCACCTGGCCGGCGTCGAGCCACCGCCGGACCCAGTAGCACCACTCCTTCAGCCGGCCGTCGGGCAGCCCCTTGTACACCCGCTCCGGGGTCGGGTCCGGCTTCGGCCAGTTCATCGCGACGACCGCCGCCTGGGCCTGCTTGAGGACCCCGGCGAGCGGCCGCTCGGCGAGCGGGTCCTTGACCGTCACCAGCCGGGTCGCCCCGCTGAACACCAGCACGTGACCCGGGACCGTCGGGAACGACGCGAACCGGTCGTCCGGCACCCTGTTCTTGATGGCCGTCGGGTCCCACCGGCCGCGGTACACCCGGCGGGTCAGCGGGCACAGTAGCTGGTTGTTCTGGCCGGTCACGAACTCGGCCGAGAAGCTGACGCCGTGGAACGGGTTCCGCCCCGGCCCCTCCGCCTTGTCCGCCTTGTCCGCCTTGTCGTCTGGCATGATTCAGCCTGACCGCCGCTCGCGGCGGCACCCCTGAGTCCGCCCCGCCGCTCGCCACGGCGGGGAACGGGCCGGCCCCCGGCCGGCCCGCTACTGGCCGTAAACGGCCGAGCCGTAGTCCAGTGTACCGGCCGCGGTCGGGTTGTCGCTATACACGATCACCGGCGACTCGGGGTGGTGGCTCTGGAAGATCACCGACCCGCCCGCCCCGGAGGCGTTCGGGTAAACCGTGGTCGCCGACGTGCCCGGCTTCAACTGCGGGTTGGCCGCGTTCCGGTGCGGGTCCGTGTCGCCGGCGACGCCCATGTGGAAGTAGGTCGCGCCCTTCGCGATGCCGGCCGAGGGGATCGCCGAGACGGTCACGGTGACCGTGCCGTCGGCGTTGGTGGAGACCGAGGAGACGGTCGCCATGTACCACGTCCCGTCGGCCAACTGGACCACGAAGTAGTCGGAGGCCGCGAGCAGGTTGTTCGCGGTCGACGGGGTGATCCCGCGGCCGGAGAACTCCGGCGCGGCCGAGTAGTTGCCGGGGTCGCGGGCGAGGGTGAAGCTGGTCGCCCCGCCGGCCGCCGCGGCCGTCAGAGTCGTCCGCCCCAACTCGCCGAGGAACGTGATGGTGTGGGCGGTAGCGCCGCTGGTGTACTGGAGGAACGAAATCTTCGTCCGCCGCCACTTCCGGGGCGGGACGCAGGCCGCGATCACCGTGCCGGCGGTCTGAGTCTGCCGCGGGATCGCGTAGGTGTCGAGCAGCCCGAGGACGCCGAGTGCCATTGACCTTCTCCGGCCCTGCGGGTGAGTGGATCAATCCCGGGCGGCGGGAGGGCCGCCGCCGCCCGGGAGACAAGTCGTGTGGTGAGCATCACACGACTTGTCTATCGCGTCACATCTTGAAAGATCCTCAGCGGCTCTACGCTGACCGCTCACCCGCAAGAGGAACTGTCATGCCCAAAGGTATCCCCCGGACCGGCACCACCCTGACGTGCCGCCGGGAACACGTCAGTTGGTTCCACATGCTGTCGCGGTGCACCGACCGGAAGAACCGCCAGTTCGCCGACTATGGCGGCCGCGGGATCACGGTCTGCGACCGCTGGAGGCTGTTCGCCAACTTCCTTGCGGACATGGGGCCGAAGCCGACCCCGAAGCATTCCGTCGAACGGCGGGAGAATGACAAGGGCTATTCGCCTGATAACTGCTACTGGGCTACCCCGAGTCAGCAGCAGCGGAACAAGCGGAATTCCGTCATGCTCACCCACAACGGCATCACCCTTTGTCTCGCCGATTGGGCCGATCGTGTCGGCATTCCGGCGAAGCTACTGTCACAGCGACTGAAGACTTATAGGTGGACCCTTGAGAGGTCGCTGACCGCTCCGGTACTGCCGCCTGGCAAGCACCGGAGAAGGTCTAACGATCTCTAGAATCACATGACTTGGGCGTCCTTCATCAGGGCCGCCGCCTGGCCCAACTCCAACTGCCCGCCGTACCGCATCCGGACGACGATCAGGCGGGTGTTGCTCAGGGCAAGCTGCCGGCCGCCGGTCTCCACCCGGACCTGCATCCCGAGGCGGCGGTACATCCGGTACCGCCGCAGGTTCGCGTACGCCGCGTACCCGTCCGGGATGCTGTTCTGGATTCGGTACTGGGTGTCGAGGAGTTCGTAGGCCCCGTGGTTGAGGCCGAACACCCGCCGCTGGTCGCCCTCGCCGACCTGGATGGCCCGCGCCTTCCGGTACGTGTAGTCGTTGCTCAGGTACGCCAGGGCCGCCCCGGCCTCCTTGCGGAACTGCTTCGGCAGGCCGAACATCAGCCCCTCGAAGTCGCTGACCGTCAGCGGCCCGCCGGCCCCGAACACCGAGTTGACGAGCGTCGCCCCGGTCGTGTTGAAGATCCCGAGCGGCTCGCTGTACCCGTTGCCGACCGCGATCACCCGGTCGAGCGTCTCCAGGGCCTTCAGGCCGAACTGCTCGACCACCTGGCCGCCCAGGTCGACCGGCGAGTCCTCCTCGAAGTCCTGGCCGAGTTCGATCGCCGCCACCGCCGGGTAGATCGGGGTGTCGAACGCGCTGACGTAGCTGGCCGTGTTGAACGGCGTGATCGCCGTCCCCTCGCCCGTCCCCCACGTGAACTCCGGATTGATCACCGACCCGCCCTTGATCCGGCGGCCGCGGGCGATCGTCTGGACGTTCACGTACGGGAACAACTCCCCGTACAGGATCGGGATCAGGATCAGCGCGTCATCGAACACGACGGGCGTGATCTCGATGCCGCCCGAGACGGAGTCGTCGAGCAGCGTCTTGACGTTCACGCCGCCGAGCTTCTCGCGGTTGAACACCCGGACGCTGCTGTCGCGGGTCTCGATCCGGCCCGACCACTTCTCGTTGTGGGCGGCGTAGAGGACCAGTTCGCGGTCGTGGTCCGTCATCCGGAGCCACCGCGGGAGCGGCTGGCCGTTGGCGGACTTCTGGGCCATGAACCGGACCCACGCCAGGGCCACGGCCTTGTCCCGGTCGCTCGGGTGGTCGAGGCTCCGGCCGTCGAACCGCGCCGGCTGGCCGGCCAGCGGGTGCGGCCCCAGCCCGCCGTTGAACCCGCGGACCATCGGGTACGTCGCCGCCTTGCGGTCGGTGCCGTAGTTCTCCGCGGCCTCCTTCACCCGCACCCGGGTGGCCTTCGTGAAGGCCGAGGCCGGGTTGACGGCCCCGGCGGTCGGGCCGATGCCCATCCGCTTCAGGACCCCGCGGACCTGCCGGCGGGCCTCCCGGGCCACGTCCCGCGGCGTCCCGGCCTTCCGGCCGGGCTTGGCGGCCGGGGCCTTCTTCGGGGCCGGCGCCGGGGCCTTCTTCTTCGGCGCCGGGCCGCCCTTGCCGCCGGCGGCCGGGTCGACCACCGGCCGGTTGAGCCGCTCGACGTCGGCGGCGGACAGCCCGCCGTCGATCAACTGCTTGCCGATCACCTTCCGCAGCGCGGTGTCCCCGACGTCGGCCTTCAGCTTGAACCGCTTGATCGCGAACCGCCGCAGCCGCTTGCTGATCTTGAGCACCGTCGATCCTCCGTTAAGCCCCGCTGGGTCCGAATCACGGACGTGTGGGCCGCTACGATCCGTTTCCGGTCAGCGGGCCTTACGGCCGGAACGTCCGGCCGCGCCAGTCCCCCGCCGGGTCCCGCCTTCCGCCCCGATCACCTCGGACAGTTGCCGCCGCTCCCGGGGCGAGAGGGCCGCCTTGCCGACCATCGCGAGACCCATCAGCCGGGCCGCCAGCCGCCGGGCGCGGCCGCCCCGGCCGGTCAGGGACAGGCCGAGGACGCGGGCCAGGAGCTTCCGGCCGCGGGCCGCCTTCCCGACCTCCGGGTTCTCGGCCTCCGGGTCCTCGTCGACGTTCGGGTTCGCGGCCTGCTCCTCGTCGTCCTCCCCCTCGCCCTTCTCCTCGGCGTCCTCGTCGTCCGCCTTGCCCTGCCGCTCCCCCGTCCCCCGGCACGGGTCGCACAACTGGTCCTCGTCGTCCGGGTCGGTCCCGGTCCCGCCGCACGCCGGGCAGGTCTCGCCCTTCTCCCCGTCGGCCTCGTCGTCCGCATCCTCGTCCGCGTCGTCGTTGCGCATCTCCTCGTCGTCGGCCTCGGCGTCGTCGGCGGTCTCCTCGGACGCCTGCTGGGCGACCCCGGCCATCGTCGATAGGGCCGAGACGATGTTCGCGGCCGACTCCCCGACGCCGCGGATCTTGTCGGCGACGCCGTCGGGCAGGTCGGCCACCCCGGCGATCCGGTCCAACTCCTCGGCGGCGGAGGCCAGCTTGCCCATCGACCCCTGGACCAGGTCCGACACGGCGGCGAACATCCCGGCCAGGTCGCGGGACTTGGCGGCGACCGAGATGGCGTCCGCCTGCGCCCCGATCGCGTCGTCGATGTCCTCCAGGATCCCGGCCACCGTGTTGAGGCGGTTGCCGGCCTCCTTCGGCAGCGTCTTGTCCCCGGCCAACTCGTCGACGGTCGTGATCAGGTCCCCGAGCAGGGCCGCCTTCGCGTCGCCCTTCTCCCCGTCCGTCTCGTTCGCCTCATCAGCCTCCGCGTCGTCGTCCTTATCCTCGTCCTCTTCTAGTTCGGAGTCCTCCGCGTCGTCGTCGTCCGTGTCCGTCTCGGGGTCCGGGTCGTCGGGCGTCTCCTTGTCCTCGTCATCGTCCTCATCGTCCCCCTCGGCCTTCCCGAGGGCGGCGCCGCACTCCTTGCAGGCGGACGCCTTCGCGGGGTTCTCCGCGCCGCAGGCGTCGCAGGCGACCGGGTCGCCGGCCTTCTCGTCGTCGTCCGCGTCGCCGTCGCCCCCGCCGTACCCGTCGGCCTTCGCGGCGGCCGGGGCGAACCCGATCAGGTTGACCGTCAGGTTCAGCCCGTCGCCGGCGGCCTTCAGGACCCCCTCCAGCTTGTTCCCCCCGGGGCCGGGCTTGCCGCACTTGACCCCGGCGAGCGAGAGCATCTTCGGCCGGCGGGCCGCGAGCCGCTTGCACATGCCCTTGACGAGCGGGTGGTGCAGCTTGCCGCGGCTCCACGCCTCGATCTCGGCGTCGACGTTGGACGGGATCGACACGACGCTGGCTTCCATCATCGCGTACTTGCTGATCCGCCAGCCGCCCAGGTCCTTCCCGTTGTCGTCCTTCAGCGGGTTGTACTCGATCGGGCTGAACCCGTGGCTGATCCGGAGCGCCCCGCCCTCGATCAGGGTGACCGCGTCCCGCCCCAGGACGGTGTCGAGGACCGCAAACCGGCCGGTGACCTTCTCCTCGGTCTGGTCGATCAGGCGGACCATCCGGCCGATCGGCTGGTACGGGACGTGCTGCCACAGCAGCGGCATCTTCGGGTCGACGATCGCCCCCTTGGGGTCGAGGACGTCGCCGTCGCGGTCCCGCCGGGCGGTCGTGATCACGCAGTCGAAGTCGAGGATGGACCCCGCGGAGAGCTTGTAGTCGTCGGCCTTCCCGTCGAGCAGGACGCCGGCGACCTTGACCGCGGCCCCGTCGCCGCCCCGCACCGTCGCGACCGGGGCGGCCGTGTCGGGGTCGAACCAGGTCAGGGTGTTCCGCCCGCCCTTGATCGCCTGCCGTAGGTCGGCGGCGGACACCTGGAGGTGCTTCGCCATCCGGGCCTCGCCGAGGGACCCGGCGAGCCGCTTCAGGTAGGTGGCCAGGGACCCGATCCGCCGCCCCTTCCGCCCGCGCGGGCCGGTCCGGAGGCTGTTCAGCAGGGATCGCATGCGGTACTCCGGGAAACGAAAATGGCCGGCCGGACCTTCCCCACTTGGGGAAGGTCCGGCCGGCCACGCCGCCGCTGGTCGTGTGCTCAGTACACCAATCGTACCGCGGCGGGGCCGCGGGTCAAGTCGCCTTCGGGGCAATCACCGTGGTTTCCACCACCCGCGCGAACGTCACGACGCCGCCGGCGTCGCTGAACTCGACCCGCCCGGACCCCGTCGACCCGAAGGCGGACCGCCGGGCGGACTGGGTCGCGAGCCACCCGAGGGCCGCCCCGAGCGGGTCCGGCCGGCCGGCCGCCGCCTTAAAGGTGGTCTCCTCGACGAGGTGCACCTCCGCCCCGGCCGGGGTCGCGATCACGTCGGCCGTCACCCGCCCGTAGACGCCCGCCGCCGCCCGGTGGGCGGCCACCCGCCGGACCCAGTCGGCGGCCAGGTCGGCCAGGTCGGCCGGCGCAACCCGTTGCGCCGGGACCGGCGGGCGGGCGGGGGGCGGACTCAATCGGCCTCCGGGGGCGGGCGGGACGGGCGGGGCGGGCGGGGCGGGCGGTCAGTCGACGGGTACGGCCTTGTACGGCTGGAGAACGACCCCGTTCGTCTCGGGGCCGTCGACCAGCACCCCGTCGGCTAGGTTCAGGTACGCCGCCCGCCCCGGCGGGGCGGGGGCGCCGACCCGCATGAACACGCGGTCGTCGGCCGGGAAGCGGAACGTGGACCCCGGGGTGACGGGGCCGAGCGGGACGGGGGCGTTGTCGACGGTCATGGCCGGGTCTCCGCGGTCACGGGTGGAGGGTGGCGAGGTACGCTTCCAGGGCGAGCAGGTCGTCGCCGGCGAGGGCGGCGGAGTACGCGGCGAACCCCCAGGCGTACCCGCCGAGGGGGCCGTCAAAGGCCACGTCGATCGTGTTCACGTTGCGTGCCGGCTGGGTGCTCGCCGTCGCGGCGGCGACCCCGCCGAGGCGGCACGTCAGGGCCGACCCGCCGACCAGCACGACACCCACCCTGTCCGTCAGGCCGGCGGCCGCCACGCTGTCGACCGTAACCGCCCCGTCGGCCGCCCGCAGTTTGTCCGCCGCCCACAGGTTGACGAGGAGGTTGCCGGCCGCGGAGTCCCGCAGCCGCGGCCCGAATCGGTTGCCGACGGCCGTCCCGTCTACGTTGCGGAACGCCCCGCCGATGGTCGCCGCGCTCGCCGCCCCGACGCCGGTCCCGGTCCACTGCATCGCGTCGTTCGCGGCGTCGAACTGGACGGCGTACTTGCCCGACACGAGCCGGAGCGTGGGGCGGTTGGCCGCCGTCGCCTGGGTCAGGTGTCGGGCGGCCCCGCTCCGGTCCTTCCAGCACGCGACCGTGTCGCCGGCGGCGCACGGGGTGGTGCCGGCGGCGTCGGTGAAGCAGTACGCCGGCCCGGCCGTGTACCACGCCAGGAGGCCGGAGACGCGGGCGGGCGTCCAGGCCGTCGCCCGCGCCCGCCCCTCCGGGCGGATCGTGACCGACCGCCACGGCGGGAGCCGGCGGGCCACAAGGCGGTACTTCGGCGGCTGGCGGCCGTTCATCACCCGTCCTTGTAGAAGCTGACGTGCAGGACGGCCGTCGCCGCCACCTCGATGAACTCGATCACGTTCAACTGGCCGCGGTCGACGATCAGCACGTCCCCGGCCGTCAGCAGGATGCCGTCGGTCGCGGTCGGCGACGTGCCGTCGTCCCGCCACCGCACGTCCTGCGTCTCCGCCTGGACGTACGCGAACGTGGCCCCGGCCGGGATGGCCCCGCCAGGCCCCAGGTCGGCGAGCGTCTTCGCCGCCGCCGCGCCGGACGTCTTCTGGTAGCCGAGCGGCTTCTTCACGGGCGGGCCTCCGGGGGGTCAGAACTCCACGTCGATTCTAAGGCGGACGGCCCGGGTGTCCAGGTTGCCGCTCCCGGCGAACCGCCCGTACACCGTCACGTCGTACGACTGGCCGGCCGTCCCGCCGGTCACGTACACGACGACCCCGAGGCCCGCCGGGACGGGGCGGGCGGCGGGGCCGCGGGCCGCCGCCGTGATGGTCCCGGCGTCGACCGTGATCCCGTCGTCGGCGACGACGGTGCACTGGTTCAGAACGGCCCCGTCGTCGACGTACTCCGGAAACCGGCTGAAGTCGAAGACGTAGTTGATGTCCTCGTCCGCCGCCTTCGGCAGTCGGTCGGTCTGCACCGTCGGCCCCCCGGTAATGACCACCCGTGCGACGACTACGCGGGCGTCCGCCTGCCGGGTCACCACCACCCGCACGTCGGCGGCCCGGCGGGCGTACCCCCCAAGGCGGGCCGCCGTGGTCGTGAATGCCCCCGGCGTCTCGGTCAGGCCGGGCGGGTGCTGCGGCCGCCGGGTCCGCGTCGCCTCCGGCGCGACCGCCGCCCATCCCCGGGTGGTGTTTGCCGTCCCGAACGACCCGGGACACTCCGTCAGCCCGGCGGGCTGCTGCGGCCGCTGGCGGGTGGTGGCCGACGGCCCCTGGGCCTCGAAGCCGCAATTGACGCCGGCCGCGACCGCGACCGGGCCGGGGACGTCGACCGGCCCGGGCGGCTGCTGGGGCTGCCGGCCGAGCCGTGAGACGACCGGCCCGAATACGTCACCCCCGAACGCCGTGTTGTCCGTCCCGAACGCCCCCGGACATTCCACAAGCCCGGGCGGCTGCTGGGGCCGCGGCCGGGGCAGGACGGCCGGGGCGACCGCCTCGCCGCCGAGGGCCGTATTCGGAAGCCGGTCGGCCAGGGCCGGCGGCTCGGTCAGGCCCGCCGGCGGCCGGGCGGCCGGGCGCCGCGTCTCCGCCGGCCCGACGGCATCGAACCCGCCCGGCGGGGTGGGAGCCGCCGCGGGGGCCGGGACGTCCGTCAGGCCGGGCGGCTGTTGGGGTCGCGGCCGCCGGGGCGGGACCACGGGCGGCTGGCCGTCGACGATGACGGCCGCGGCTGGGACCGGCTGGGCCGACCCGAACGGGCCGAACGTCGACGGGTAGAGGATTACCTTCGGCACCGGTCACCCCGCTACCCGCCCGGGGGCGTCTCGCCGACGTAAACGCTCACCGGGGCGGGCGTCAGTTCCGGCCGCCCGGCCTCCAGGTTCTCCAGCCGACGCTCGACCGGGACACACTCCCAGCAGTTCGGCCCGCCGCAGTGGACACGCATGCACTTGGTGCAGAACCCGCGGACCTTGCCGGACCCCTTCCGGAGCACCCAGGCCGCCCCGCAGTGGCAGCATGACAACGTCTCACCGTCGGCCAACTCGCCGTAGTGGCCGACGGTCTGGAAGTACCCGCTGGCCTTCCGACTGGACACCTCACTCATGGTCACTCCACCCACATCACGGTGCCGGTCATTACGGCGGTGACCGCGATCGCAACGTTCTTCAGCCCGATGCCGTTGGCGGCCGTCGCCGGCGCCATGAACTCCATCCCCGGGACGGCAACCCAGCGGAACATCGCCCGCTGGTTCATGGTCTGCTCGAACAGGATGCCGGTCGCCGTGTAGGTCGGCTCGGCGCTGTGCGTGATCCCGGCGGTGGCCACGGCCGGGACGTCGCCCGGGTCGATCGGGAGGGGCGTCGGCGACGACCCGGCCGTGCCGGCCGCAGTGAACCGCTGGAGGGCGAAGTCCAACTGCTGGTCGGTCGAGTTCGGGGCGGTCGCGATCCCGGCCGCGAACTCGAAAATCCGCGGCCGCACGCCGGTCCCGGCGATCACGGTCACGGCGGTTTTGTTAACCGTCCCGGTGGCGGACGGCCCGTTGACAACATACCCGCGGCCCATGACAGTCTCCTCAGAATGGGGTGAGAATTAGCTGCCGGTCGGGGACCACCGGCACCGCCGCCTGGACCCATACCGGCGCCGCGGCGGACGGCGGCCCGGCGATCACCGACACCCGCGAGTAACTCCGCCGCAGCGTGTCCGGGTGGCCTCGTAGCGACTGGACATAGAGGCTCCAGCAGTCGGCGTCCGACAGTGCCCGGCCGTCGTACAGCCGGTAGTCGCCGGAGTAGCCGGTGAATTTCCCCGCGCTAATACTCTCGGCGGTACCGGCAATAGCCCGGTTTCCGCTCCACGACGACCGCGCCGCCAGGGTGACCGGCGACCCGACGGCGACCCCGTTGACGAATGCGGTAGCGGTTGTCCCGGACACCCGCAAAATCGTGTGCTGCCAGACGTTGAGTGTCCAATCGGCCCCAAAACTTTTCCAGGATGTCCCGTCCCAGACATACAAGCTGTTGGACATCCCGCTGCCGCTGGTGGCCCGGCCAAACGACCAGCCGGGAAACGGCCACCCGTCCCGATGGAACCCCCACCACCGGCTGACGAGGCCGGCGCCCGGGTTGGCCGTCGGGTACACCCACGCGGACGCGGTGAAGTCCCCGGTCGAGACCGGGACGCCGGAGCCGACGTTTACCCTGGTGTTCGTCCCGGGCGTGGTGTCGTAGAACCCGAACCCTTCCGGTCGCGGGAACGCAAACACACACCCGTTTTCCGACACCCCGTGGAACCGCCCGCGGAGGTCGAGCATCGACCCCCACCCGCCGGACTGGCCGGGCAGGCCCAGCCACCACGCGGTCAGCCCGACGTTGAGGTCGTGGTTGGAGACCGGGTCGAGGATGTCGACATTAAAGAGGTCACTAAACACGCGACCCCCCTTACTGAACGGATTCTTTGTATGCCGTCAGAAAGACTCGCGAGGTGTTGTTGGCCGGCGTGGCCTGGTTGCGGGTCGCCTGCCCGAGCAGGTTGACGAACACGGGCGCCACGTACTGGGCGCGGGGGCGGACGAGAACGGCGTTCTGTCTGATCGTCGTGTTGGTGTCGTTGGTCGCCACGAGGACGTAAGGCAGTCCCAGTTGGAGTTTGTTGCTGGCCACCGTAGCCGGGTACGCCGCGTCCGTCCCGTCGACTTTGCCGGGCCAGTTGGAGCCATCCCGGCTGAACGCGAGGTACACCTCACACGTGGCCCCGGCGGTCGGGGCTGTGCCGGTCTCAACCCACGCTTCGAGGATATGCAACTGGTTCCAAGTCGCACCCAGGTCCGCGTACACACCCATCCGCCCGGCCGCGTTGGCAAGGTTGTTGATCGACAGGTTGTGCGTAACGCCGCTGCCGCTGGGGTGCCCCCAGACGACGGCCGTCCCCATCTCGGCGAGCAGGTACGTGGGCATCAGATAATCCTCGCAGCGGCCACGTCCAGGTGGGTCACAGACGACCCCGGCCACAATTCCGCCGCCCGCGACACCGGCACCGTGCACGCGGTCAGCCACGCGGCCTTGTCGTCGGCCGACACCACCGCGGCCGACACCAGTGCATCAATCATTGCCCCAGTCGCCGCGTCGGCGGGGTCTACTTCGCGGTCGCTCGCGCCCTGGATCAGCAACAGCAGCCCGTAGCAGATGTCCCGCACGGCCGCCGGGAGTAGGGCGTTCGCCTCGGCGTCCCGGATCTTCCGCAGTAGACTCCGGCTCATGAGGAATTGCGTGAAGACGCTCATCCGCATGGGTCGCAAAGCAGTTCGGCCTGCAGTCGGATCGTTGAGTATATCGGCCAAGCCGGAGTCGTCCCCGGCCGCCACGAGCGGGGCGTAACCCAACCCCGCAGGGTCGGAATCGAGTTCGGCGCGGAGTTGCTGCTGGGTGGGCACGGTCACCTCATAGCTTGCGGGGCGAAGTCTCAGGCTCCGCCGGCGTACACCGTCACGGCCTTGCAGCGACAATTGATCCGGAGTTCCGGCGGCAGGGACGGGTCCCCGGGGAATCGGCACTTGACGCCGTTCCCGAAGTCGAACAGGCCCCCCGCCCGGACCTGGACGCCGTCCATCTCCCGGTGGGCGAACCGCACCTTCTCGTCCTCCCGGGTCACCCACTCCGTCACGGCCACGTGGCCGGTGCGGGCGAGCGCGTCCCGGACGACCGCCTGACCGGCCGCGACGGCCCCGGCCGCCTCGGTGTCGGCCACCGCCTTCGCCCGCTTCGCCGCCCCGGGGCCGACTAGCGCCCGCTCCGCCGCCGCGTCGGCCGCCGCGGCCCCCGCCAGCCGCCGGCGGAACGCCCACCGGAGCGCCGCCCGCAGGGCCTTGACGGCCCCGGCCACGACCGCCCGGACGACCCCCTGCTCGATCAGGGTCAGGGCCACCCCGCGGGCGGCGTCGGCGATCCGCTGCGGCACGTCCGCCGCCCGCCGGCCGGTGCTCAGCCGGAACAGCCCCCACTCCGTCGCCGCCCCGGCGACCGCGGCCCGGGTCAGGACCCGGTCGAGGACGGGGGTCAGGGCCGCCTCCCACTCGGCCGGGTTGACGGCGGCCAGCGACAGTTCGGCCGGCGAGCCGTGGGCCGTTCCGGCCAGCGCCGCCCGGAGGGCCGCCGCCGCCCGCGCCCCGAGGGCGCCGAACTCCCGGGTCAGTTCGGCCCGGAAGTCGTCGTCGGCGTCCGCCTGGGCGATCCCGACCGCCTCGGCCGCCTTCAGGACGGCCCGCGACCCCGGGGCCGGGAGCGGGCCGCGGCGGGCCTTCCCGGCCGCCCCCCGCTTCGCCCCGGCCGGCGGCGTCCGCTTCGCGTCCGTCCCGTCGTCGTCGACGACGTCGACCCACCCGGACGGGGTCAGCGCCCGGTCCCCGTCGCGGACCGGGGCCAGCCCCCGCCGCTGCCGGATGTTGTTGATGCTCCGGATCCCGCGGTCGTAGTCGCCGTACTCCTTGTTCAACTCCATCTCGGGGTCGGTCGGCAGGACCGGCTCCTGGTACACGACCAGGTCCTTTTCCCCGGGGGCGAAGTAGGGCGGGACGTAGCACGTCATCACCTGCGACCCGCTCTCGGTCCGCGGGTTGTAGACGTTCCGGCACGTGTGGTGGTCCGCGACCCCGCTCGAAGCGTAGTTGACACCCTCGATCTCGCCGAGGGTGATCGGGTTCAAGTTCCACCCCTGCGTCATCCGGTTCCGGATCAGGACGCCGGACTCCTTGAAGGCCATCTCACGGGGGGCCGTCGTGATCTGCTTCACGTCCTTGATCAGCGCGTCGAGGATCAGCGGCTCGTCGAACCGGGTCACCCCGCGGTACTGCCGCCGCACGGCCCCGATGATCTGCTGCCGCTGCTCCGCGGTCAGGACCATCTGGTCGCCGCCGACCCCGGCGAACTCCGGCGGCTTGCCCACCATGATCGCGAGGCCGGGGTTGATTCCGTTCTCCAAACTCATCCGCTGCGCCATCTCGAAGGCGAAGTCCGTCATGACGGTCCGGGCGTTGGCCTGGAGCGGGGCCAGGGCCGAGAACGGGTCGGACGGGTCGGGGGCCAGGAACGGGACGATCTGCTTCGTCGGCACCTTGATCGGCTCGCCCGTCCCCGGCAGGGTGATCTGGTAGTACGCGAACAGCTTCTCGGGCTTGTGGACCGGCTGAATCCAGTGCGTCGGCACGTGCCAGATCTGGTCCGCCCCGGCCTCGTCCTGGTACATCCACCAGTACCCGAACCCGGTCAGTTCGATCGACGCCGCGGTGGCGTACATGAGGTGGTGCCGGACCATCAGCGGGTTCGGGTTGGCGAGCGCCCGCATGATCCGGTGGTCGGGGAGCAACTCCAGCCGGCCGGTCATGTCGTGGAGGTGCTTCGGGATCAGGTCGACGGACTTGACCCCGAACCCCCGCCGCGGGCGGGTCCCGGCCGGTAGGAGGCGGGCCACGCGGACCGGCTGGGCGGCGAGGCGGTTCGCGATCGAGTGAATGATCGCGTACGGGTACCCCTGGTAGTACCCGTACTGGTCGGCGTGGTGCGCCCCGGTCTGCGTGTACCGGCCCCAGGTGGCGCCGGTGACGGCCCCGGGGTTGGAGGCCATCGCCCCGCCCAGCCCGCCCCCGCCTCCGCCGCTCGCGGCGGCCCGGGCGTCGAGGCGGGCGGACTCCGTGAACCCGGAGGCCCGGTCGAGGGCGGCGGTGATCAGGGACACGGGCGGCTCCTCGGGGCGTCAGTCCTCGGCCCGGGACCTGCGGATCCCGGCAGCCGTGTTGATGTTCTTCTCGCGGTCGGCGGCGGCCATCGCCGTCTCGGCCAGGACCCGCTCCCGGTCCCGGGCGATCACCAGGGCCATCTGGTCGAGGGCCGCCTTGTAGGCGTCCCGCTCGGCCCGCAGGGCCGCGTTCTCGATCTGGAGGCGGTACGCCCGCTCCATCGCCCCGGCGGCCGCCGCCCGGGCCTCGGCGTACCCGGCGGCCGTCGGGGCGTCGTCGAGCCGGGCGAGCGCCAGGAGCCAGTACCACGCCCGGCGGACCCGGGACGCGAGGCCGGACCGCGCCGGGGGCGGCGGGTCCGGCGGGGTGACGGTGGTCTCGTCCACGGGGTCCGGGGTGGGTTGGGTTAGCCGATCCGGCGGGCCGTGAAGCGGATGTCGGACGGCGTCAGGTTCACCGACCCGTTGCCGGTGACCTGGGAGTCCAGGTAGACGCCGGTCAGCGGGGCGGCCCCGGCCCCGGCGAACCCGCCGGCCGGCTTCCCGGCCCCGGCCGCGGCCGACGGGTCGGCGAAGGTCGCGGCCCCGCCGGCGGTCGGGATGTCGCTCGCCGTGATCTCGACGATGGAGGTGAACGAGACGGTGTCCGGGGTCGTGCCCCACGTCTTCTTCGTGACCGGCCCGAACGCGGTCATGGTCGTCCCGCCCTTGCGGAACTGGTGCGTGGTCTGGAGGGCGGAGGCCGCGACCCCGGACACCTCCAGGGTCACCTCGTAGATGCCCGGGGTGTTGATCTGGAGGCGGGTGTTGGTCACGTCGGCCTTGACGGCCGGGTCGCCGACGCGGTCCCCGGTCGACGGGAACGCGGCCGCCCCGGGAATGACCAGCTTGGCGGCGGAGGTGGTGACGGCCTGGGCGGTCGACTGGGCGGTGCAGTAGAGGCCGGCGAACGGGATCGTGCCGAGCATCGGGGCGGCTCCGGGCGGGTGGCGGGACGGCGGTACGCTGTCCGCGATTATACACCACCCGCGGCCGCCGTCTACTCCGGCCACCAGAAGTCCTTCGGCAGCCGGGCCGCCGCCAGGGTCACCCCGACGGCGTCGGCCGGGTTGAGGCGGGAGGACGGGAAGCGGACCTCGACCCGCCGCGGGGGATCCGGGTGTCGGTCATGCCCCGGCCTCCGCCGCCTGCCACCCGCGCAAATCGTTGCGCGCCTCGGCCCGGGCCGCCGCCCACTCGTGGGCGACCGCGTCCGGCGGCGCCGGGGCGGCCGGGATCAGCGGCCCCGCGGCCTGCCACGCCCGGCAGACGGCCCAGGCGGCCGCGTTCATCGCCTCGACCGCGGCCGCGAACGACGGCGACCGGTCTGCCCACTTCCGCCCCCGCATCCGGGACCAGACCGGGCCGGGGATCAGGCCGGACACGGCCAGGTAGGCGGCCCGCTCCATCGACACGCCGGCGTTGACGAGGGCGTCGAAGTCCGCGTGCCCCTCGTTGGAGGTGCCGGCGAACGCGGCGGTCAACTCGGTCTGCGCCAGGGCGGCGTCGGCCAGGTACAGCGACGCCGCCCTGGCGTTCATCCGGGTCCGCCCCTCCCTCCACTCGACCCCGATGCCGTACCAGCCGTACCGGGTCTCGTCGCCGTGCGGGAGGGCGACCGGCCAGCACCCGTCCAACTCGACCCGGGCGGCCGCGTCCCAGGCCAGCGGCGGCGTGACGATGTCGGGCGTGAACTCCCCGGCGTGGAACGCCACCGCCCGGAGGAACCCGCCGACGATCGTCACGCCGGCCAGTTCGTAGCGGTCGACGGCCGGGAAGGCCCGCGAGACGTGGTCGTCCCAGTCCCTCAGCCGGCTGACCGAGGCCAGCGCGGTAAACGTCCCGGCGGTCGGCCGCGGCGCCCGGAACCGGAACCGGGCGTACCCGTGGTGCGGGTACCACCGGTCGAGCGTCCCGCACGCCGCCCGGGGCGTCGGGTCCCGCCCGGCCGCCGCCCGGATCAGTTGGGCGCGGCGGTCGGCGGAGTCGCTCCCGCGGTCCTGGAGCCAGTCCGCCGCGATCAGCTTCGGCGTCGGGTCGTCCGGGGCGATCCGGACGGCCGTACAGAAGGCCGTCCACTCCGACGTCTTCCACCAGTCCATGACTAGCCCCCGATGACCTCGACGTAGATTCGCGCCGTCTTGCCCCAGTGGTCGACGGCGTCCTCGGTGATGACCGCCCCGGCCGCGTGGGAGTACGCGAAGTGGGCGGCGTACCGGGTCGTCCGCCGGCAGACGTACTCCCGGGTGGTGATCACCTCGAACGACTCCTCGTGCTCCGGCCCGTTGATATAGACCGACGCGCCGTGGGCGTGGTCGACCACGCCCACGGCTTCAGCCACCTACCGCGACGCCGCGTGGGCGCCGCTGCTGACGAACGCGGCGAACTTGACGCGGACCCCGGCGGCTACCAGCCGGCCGGCCCGGTCGACGACTTTGATCATTTCACGTCCTCTGGGCCTCGCGGCCGGTGGTGGGAGTCAGGCAGTCTTTGCGTGAAACTCCAACTGGTTCGCGATCCGGTCCAACTGCTCGCGGATCCACTCCAGCGTACACGCCGGGCCGATCCGCCTCAGCACGTCGCGGATCTGGCTCGCCGTTTCCCGCCGCACCCGGTCGACCAGTTCCATGTCCCGCACGTCGTCGGGGGCCATCGCTCACGTCCTCCGGGGGCGGGCCGCGGGCGCCCGCCGGGGTTGGGGTGGCCGACTACTCGATCTCGCCGTGGATCGAGACCAGGAACGTGTACCGGGCGATCACGTCCCGCATCGCGGCCAGCAGGGCCGGGATCCGGGCGGCCGCAGCGTCCCGGGCGGCGGCGCGGGTCGTGGTAGCGGTCATGATCCGGTCTCCGGTTCGGGGTCCCCGGGGATCACTTCCCCGGTAATAAAGGTATACGCTATATACCCGGAGGCGTCAAGAAGAAATCCGGTGGCGTTCCGGATTTCTTCACCGGCGGCCCGGTCCGTCCGGGCCGCAACCGGTTGCGCTCAGCCGGCCGCCCCGTCCTCAACCGCCCATCCGGCGGCGACGTAGGCGGCCATAATGTCCTCCCGCGTGATCTCGGTCTCGACCCGGACCGGGTCGGCGGCCGACCCGCCGCGGGAGTGCTTCAGGGCGAACGTACGGGCCGCCCCGGCGTACCCGGTTTGGAGCGGGAAGGACACCCGGACGAACGCCCCGACCCGGGCCGGGTGGGTCTCGACCGGGCCGACGCGGGCGATCCGGGCGCCCTTGTCTTTCAGCACCCGGACGACGTCGGCCAGCGACCCGCCGACCTTGACGACCTCGACCGCCCCCGCCTTCGCCAGGGCCTCCACGGTCGCGGTCAGGTTCGTGCCGCAGGCGACCGTCCCGTCCGGCAACTCCTGGGTGTCCGCCCAGCCGACGTGCGTCCGGCCGTACAGCCCGGCCGGCACCGCGTGCCGGATCCGGTCCCACAGTTCACGCTGCGTCTTGGTCAGGGTCTCCATCGGCGACTTGCGGCGGGTGGCGGCCATCGGGTTCTCCGGTTGGGTGTCCCCGGGGGTCGCGTCCCCCGGTATAGAAGGTATACGCTATGTACCTCATGGCGTCAAGAAGAAATCCGGGGGCGTCCCGGATTTCTCCCGCGGCCCTACCCGCCGTCCTCAGCGAGCAGGGCGATTTCGACCGCGTGGCAGTGGAGGCCGGGCGGCGGGTCGCCGTCCCCGTCCCACTCCCCGCACCAGCACCCGAGCAGGCGTCCGCGGAGCGCCCGGGCGGCCGCCGCCAGGTCGGGGCGGCCCCGGATCAGGTCGCGGTAACGGGCGACCGCCTCCCGGCGGGTCGCCGCGGCCGCCCCGCGGGGGATCACGAACGGGTTCGCGAGCGGCGAGGCCGGGAAGATCGTCCGGCCGGCCCCGAGGCCGTGCCGCTCCCGGTGGACCCGGCCGACGTAGACCACCCCCCGGGCGGCCGCCTCGGCCGCCGTCAGGCCGCGGACGCTCGTCACCCGCGTCGGCGGCCTGACCTCGCCGGTGCGGCCGAACCGGGCGACCGCGGCCCCGACCGCCCGGGCGACGTCCCGGGTCATCGTCGGCGGGGCCATGTTCAGGACTAGCAGTCCCGCCGGGTCAGCGGTCAGGACGAGGGCGGCGGGCTGGCCGGGCGGGGCGGCGGTCATCACCCACCGGCCGGCCGGGTCCTGCCGCCAGGTCACGGCCGCCCGGGGCGGCGGGGTCAGGGTTACGGGACTCACGGGCGGTGGCCTCCGGCGGCGGGTGTAGGGCGGGGTGAAGGACCCCGGCCAACTCGGCCGGGGTCATGCGGAGTAGCGGCCAACCGTCCTGCCACCCGTCGATCAGGGAGGCCGTTTTCACCAAAGCGTCGGCCCGCCGCCGGCCGCCGGGGGTGAAGCACAGCCCGACGTACTCCAGGCCGGGCGTCTCCCAGGTGACGTCGACCGCGGTCCCCGGGGCGGCCGCCGGGGTCAGCCAGGCGTGCAGGACCGGGAACGGGACGGCGGCCGTCAGGGCGAACCCCTCGCAGTACAGCCACCGCCCGCAGGACGCCTTAGCCTGGGCGTGGCAGTTCGCGAAGCAATACCGCGGGACCCCGCGGTAGAGGCCCGGCGGTAGCTGTCCGGCCGGCGGCCGAAACGAGACCCCGCGGGCCGCCACGAACCCGTGGAGCGTCCGGCGGACCTCCGGCGGGGCCGCGGTCGCCGCCCGGGTACACCCGGCCGCGGCCGCCTCGACCATGCTCAGGAACGGCACGACGGTCATCACCGGCGACGGGTCAGCCACGGCGACCCTCCCGCCGCTCCCACGCCGGGGCGGCGTACACGTCGTACGTGGTCTCGACCCGCCCGGTGACCGCGGCCGCGACCCCGGCCGGCGTCGCCCGGACCGCCCCCCACCCGTCGTCCACCCCGCGGGCGCTGCACCGCTCGACCAGGCCGAGCCACAGGAGGGTGCCGAGGGCCGTGTAGAACCCCCGCGGCCGCATCGTCGGGGGGCGGATCGGCCGCTCGGCCGGCGGCGTGTCCGTCTTGTGCCGGCCGTCCCGGGCGGACACCGGCGGGCCGCCCGGCGGGGCCGCCGCCACGATCAGGTCCAACACCTTACGCTGGGAGTCGTTCAGAAAGTAGTTCACGGGATCCTCGTCAAGGGGTCAAGGGTAATCGGCGGGTGAGGAACGGGGGTGGACAAACTAGTTTGTCCACCCCCCGCCGCGGGCGGTCAGTCGGCGAACCCGGCGGCCGCGAACGCGGCCTCGATCTCGTACCGGCCCCGGGCGGCGGCCGCCTCGACCGGGTACAGGTCGGCGACCGGAACCGAGTCGGCCGCGACCACCTCCGGTGTCTCCGGAGACTCCGGGGACTCCGGAGTCTCCGAGGACTCCGGGGCGGCCGCAACCGGTTGCGCGGGAACGGCGATCTCCGGGGCGAGCCGGGCGCCGGCCGCCCCGGCCAGGGCGGCGCTGTCGGCAACCGCGTCGCCGGGGACATCGACCGCCCGGCCGAGTTGGGCCGCCTTCCGGCGTAGGGCGGCGCGGGCCGCGGCGACCACCCGGGCGACTTCGTCCGCCTTGTCCGTCAGGTACTCGGCGTACGCCTCGGCCTTCATGCGGGTCGTCTGAATCCGCTCGGCCATCTTCGCGATCGTCGAGTCGCGGGTCGAGACGTCGAACTCGCTGACCGCCCGGACGTGGTCCCGGAGGATCCCGACCAGCCCGTCCTCGACCGCCTCCCGCACGGACCGGTCGCCGGACGGGACCCCGGCCGGGACCGGGAACCGGCGGAGTTCCGCCCCGACCGCCGCCATGAACTTCTCCACCTTGCCGAGGAAGTCCGCGAACGCCGCCGGGCAGAAGTAGCACCCGCCCTGCCGGCGGACGGCGAACAGGTCGGCGTGCCGGCCGAACAGCTTCTGGATCAGCTTGGTAAGGTCGGACCCGGTCCGGACCGCCGTCTGGGCGTCGACCGCCGCCTGCGCCCGGACGGCCAGGGCGGGGTCGTCGGCACAGGTCACCCTCCCGGTCGCCTTGTCGAGCGTCAGGATCGCCTCAAAGTCGTACCGCAGCCGGTCCCCGTCCCGGGCCTCCGCCGTGAACTGGAACGTCAGGGCCGCCGCCGTGTCATCGACCCGCCGGATGATCCGCCGCTCGACCATCGTCCGGGCGGCCCGGGCGAAGGCGTCCCGCGGGGCCATCTCCCGGGCCGCCGCCTTGTCCAGCCCCGCCGCGTCGAGGGCCGAGAGAATCACCCCGTACGACACCCGCAGCCCGGCCGGCGCGTCCCAGCTAACGATCTCGCCGTGGATCTTGACGTCCGCCCCGAACTTGACGTCCGCCCCGAACACGTTGATCGTCGCCATGTCTGACTCCCGTTTCGGCCTTCGATTCCCCGCGGCACGTTGCCCCGGTAATAGAGGTATATCCCGTATACCGTCTGCCGTCAAGAAGAAATCCGGGAACGTCCCGGATTTCCCCCGCCGGGCGACTACTAGCGGCCGGGCGGCTTGCTGCTGACGACGTCGTCCGCCAGCTTGCTGTACTGCCGGTTGACCGCAAAGAACCCGTCAGTCCAGTCCCACTCGTTCCTGACCAACTGCCGGAACTCGTCGGCGTTCAACGTGACGTCGCTGGCCGTCGACTGGTCGAGCATGTCGATCACCGTCCGGTAGCACTCCCCGTGATCGGGCGGCACCGCCAGGTTGAAGGTCAGCGGGACGACCTCGCCGGCGGCCAGCCGGGCCGCGGCGGCGGCCAGGGCCTTCTGGGCCGCCGCCCGGTACCCCTCCCGGGCCTCTTCGAGGATCCGGTCGTGCTCCTTCAGGTTCACCCGGAGTGTCGCCACCAGCATCGCCCGGTCGAACGTCGTCGAAAACTTGATGTTGTTAAACCGCATCATCGGTGACACCTCTTTCCCTTCCGGTCCGCGGGCGGGGTCACGCGCCCCGCCCCTCTTTCATCCGGGCAACCGTCGCCGGGTCGTCGGCCCGGTGCCGCGGGGCGTCGGGGTCGCCGGCCCCCCGCGCCCGCCGGAACCGGGCGAAGTCCCGGGCCAGCCGCCACACGCCCGCCGCGTATCGGCGGTCGTACCCGATCACCCACGCCAGGACGGCGTAGAGCCGGAGCGCCCACGGTGATACCGGGTCCCGGCCGCCGAGGACGAACCACGGCCAGTCCGGCACGGTCCCGTCCCGCCGCAGGACGAGGTACTTTCCCTCCCGGGTCTCCGGGTTGTCACGCCAGAGCGTCGCCACTTCGCCCTCCGGCCCAGCGGGCCTAATCAGTTGTCCGTCCGCGGGATGACCTTCAGCAACTCCGCCGCCATCGCCGCGATGCTCGCCGCGGGGTCACAGCAGTCGGGCGGGCATAGGCCGAGGGCCAGGGCGTACCGGGCCGCGGTCGGGGGGTCCGCCGCGGCGGCGCCGACGACCGCCGCGACGCCGATCCGCAGCAGCTTTCGGAACCGCGGGTCCATCGCGGCGAGCACGGCCTTCGCCCGCTCGATCGGATCCGCCCCGCACCCGCCCGACTCACACCCGCCGCCGCGGGGCCGGCGACCCCGCCGGCCCCGCGTGTCGCCCGGCTGGTCACCCGCCGGGGCCTCCGCCGCCGCGTCGGGTACGCCCGGCCCGCCCGACGCCCGGTCAATTATTGCCTGGAGGGACGGGGATGACCGGCTGACCAGGGCCGTGACGGTCCCGCCGTCGCCGCCGCGGAGGACGGTCAGGACGAGCGGCCCGCCGTCCCGGACCCACGGCAGCGGGGTCGTCTCGCCGGCCGTCAGAATCAGCCCCGCCGCCGTGCTGTCGCCGCTCTTGCGGGACCGCACCGCGAACAGGTACGTGCCGGGGACCCCGCCCGGCCCCTGGTAGACCACCTCGTAGTCGCCCGCCCCGATCACCTGGTCGGCCGGGTGACCGAACCACTCCGCCGGGTACCGGCGGCTGGCCGCCCCCGGACCCTCCACGTCAACACCTCTACCCATGACCGTCCTCCCGCGCCGCGTGAACCCGGGGGCGGCCGGCGCCGCCGCTCCCCGGGGCCGCCGCCGCGGTCAGATGCTCAGGACCGCCCCGACCGCGTCTGCCTCGACCGTCAGGGCCGGGACCGTGTTCACCTCGTCCGCGACGCAGGCGATATTCCCGGGGTCGCCCTGGACCACCAGGACGTTAAGGCGGACCTTCTCGGCCGCCTTGAACTCCCGGAAGGACTTCTCCAGGGCGGGCGGCACCTGGACCTCGGCGTCCGTGATCATCACCATGTCCGTCTTCCCGCGGGTCATCCCGGCGGCGACGAACTCCGGCCACCACCGCGGGACTTCGTTCAGCGGGACGTCCATCGTCGTCCCGCCGTTGAAGAAGTGTTCCAGCCAGTCGAGCAGGGCGACCTCGTCCCACTGGCTGGGCGGCAGGACGCACCTGGTGCCGGCCGTCCCGCCCGCGAACCCGATCAGGACGCACCACCGCCGCTGCTTGCGGGCGATCCAGGCGAGGGCGAGGGCCAGCCCCTTCGCCGTCTCGATCTTCGCCCCGTTCATGCTCCCCGACTCGTCGACCGTGACGACGATCGGCCCCTTTCCGGCCGGCTCCGTCGCCCGGAACTGCCGGACCATGACCTGCCGCTCGCTGATCCGCCGGAGGGTGTCCAACTCCAGGTCGGGGTCGGCCAGCCGGGCGAGTTCCGCCGGAATCATCCGGGCGACCTCGTCCCCGAGCGTGATCCCGACGACCTCGTCCTGCCCGTGGGTGACCTTCCGCCGCTGCCGGGAGTTGGCGAGCCGCCGGAACCGGCCGGCCATCTCCGCGATCTTCTTCAGCCGGACCGACCCGGCCACCTTCCTCCGGACCGCGGCCAGCCGCTTAACGTCGAGCTTGCGGCCGTCGGTCCCGTCCCCGAGGCCGCACATCTCCGCGGCGTCCCGAACCTCGTCCACGGCCTTCTTCGCGGCCGCACAGGCCGCGGCGGCCGCCCGCATCGTGGCGATCTCGGCGTCCATCCCGGGGTCGGACTTCCCGCCCTTGGCGCCCGGCTTGGGGCCGCGGCACTTGGCGTGGGCGTCCTGCTCCCGCCGCTTCGCGAACTGGGCCGCGAACGCCACCGTCGCGACCTCCGCGGCGACCGGGTTCAGGACCGACGCCGCCCGGATCTGCTCGAACTCGGGGGTCTCCATGACCGTCTTCAGGAAGTCCGCCCGCAGCGGGTCGTCGCACCGGTCGTGGGCCTCCGGGGCCATCTCGTAGGCGGCCGCGTGGAAGTCCGCCACGGCCCGCCCCCAATACTCCTCGTCGGCCGACGGCGCGGCCTTCGCCGCGACCGCCGCCGCCCCCTTCGCGAACGCCGCCTCGCTCAGCTTCGCCAGTTTGCGGATGTCGTCGGACTCCGCCAGGAGTTCCGCGCCCCGCCGGCGGGACCAGTTGTCCAGCCGCAGGACGGTGTCCGCCGCGGGGGCCGCGGGGGCGGCGGCCGGGCCGCCGGTCACCACGTCCGGGCCGGCCGCGGGGGCGTCGTCGACTTCGAGCATCCGGATCAGGTCGTCGGCCTTCATGAGTCACTCCGGTCGGGGTCCCCGGGGCGCCGTTGCCCCGGTAAGGAAGGTATACATTATATCCCTTCAGCCGTCAACTGGAATTATTCCCGGCGGCCGGCGGATTTTCCGCCGCCGGGGCGACCCGGACCTCGCCGTAGACCGGCACAGCAGCCCCGCCCGCCTTGCTCTTGGTCCGAATCAACTCCCGCTTACGCGCCCCATCGCAGCCTCCGGTAAGTGTGGATCAGTCCGGAAAGTCCTTGAACGCCGCTTCGACTTGCGCCCGCCGGGTCGCCCGGTCGGCGGCGGCGGGGCCGCCGTACCCGTCCCCGCCGCAGGCGGTACACGTCTTCGTGACGGACCGGGCGACCGGCGGGCCGCTCGGCCGAGTCACTATCTGGGCTTGCCAAACCGCCCCGGAGCCGGAGCACGTCGGGCACGGCTCCGGCGGCGTGCCGGGTCCGGGCGGGCGGCACTCGACGCACGGGTAGATCCGCTCGCCGCTCCTCGCGTTGTCGCGGCCGTACGTCGTGACCACACACCACCCCGTGCCGCGGCACACGTCGCAGTCGGGTGACCCCGCCGCGTCGCCGGACCGGCCGCCGGGGTTCTCGGCGGGGTCGTCGTCGTACCGGCCGCGGGCCAGGCTCACCGCGACGGCCGCGACCGACCGGGCCGACACGCCCATGTCCTGGGCGATTGTGCCGGGCGTCCGCCCCTCCCGCAGCAGCCGGATGATCGCCCGGACCTGGTCCCTACTGACCGCCATACCCGCCTCCCGTTCTGAGTCCGCTGGGTCCGTCAACGCCGCGGCCCCGGGCGGAATCCGGGGCCGCGCAACCCGCTGCGCGGGCCTGGTCAGATGACGTCGAGGGCCGCCGTCTTCATGGCCTTCACCCGGTCCCGGACGAACTGGGCCGCCTTGTCGGCCTTCGGGGACCCCTTGACGGCGGACAGCTTCTGGTTGATCTCGGACAGCTTCTGGGCGGCCGCGGTCACGGCCGCGATGGACCTCGTGTCGGTCGCCGCGATGATCTGCTCGGCCTCGACCATGAGCGTCGACACCACGTGGCCGGCCGGGTTGGCGACCTTGTTCACCACCTCGTGGCACTTCGCCGGCTGGCCCTCCGGGCTGTCCCAGAGGACGTCGGCGAGGGCGGTCAGGTGGGCCGGCTCGACCCGGTCCGCCCCGTCGAGGAAGGCGGCCGCCTGGGCGATCCCGACGGCCTTGTACTCCCGCCGGTCGCCGGGGAAGATGCCCTCGCGGTTGAGGCCCCGGATGATCTCGTCGAACGCCTCCATCGCCTCGTCGGTCCAGGGTAGGGCGGCGGCGGCGGCGCGGGCCGCATCGAGTTCCGCCGGGGTCAGGCGGACCGTCAGCGGGGCGGCGTGCCGGAGGCGGTCGAACCGCAGCCGGCGCTTCCCGGCCGCCGACGCGATCGGCCGCACGGTCCGCCGGATCACGAACCGGTCGAAGAGGGCGCCCAACTCCTGCTGGCCGTCGCCCGACGGCCACTCGTTGCTGGCCCCGACGCACACCCGGAGGGGGACCGGCCGCGGCCCGGTCCCGGCGTTGAACGTCCGCTCGTTGAGGATCGTCAGGATGGTGTTCAGGATCGCCGACGAGGACTTGAACACCTCATCGAGGAAGGCCACGTCGGCCTCCGGCAGCCGGTCCGTCGTCACCCGCACGTAGCGGTCGGCCTTCAGTTGCGTGAGGGACACCGGCCCGAACAACTCCTCGGGGGCCGTGAACTTGGTCATAAGGTAGGTGAACGGCTTCCCGTCGATCAGTTCGGCCACGGCGTTGCACAGCATCGACTTGCCGGTATTGTGGACAGCAAATCCGTTGGCCATGAAGCAGTGCGGGTCGTCTTCGACCTCAATGTCGTAGGTCTCCTCTTCGCCGTGCCGGGACACCGAAAATACGCGGTCGATGCCGATCCGCGACAACACGTTGTCGGTACTCTGATCGGCGTGCTCCGTCGCGTGCGCCGCCTGATCGGTCAGCACCTCAAGGTTCCCGACCGCGTTGTTCAGGTGATTGCGGTCCTTGTGGTGAACGACGGTACCGGACGGCAGGTAGGACATGGCGGCCGCCCGAACCGGATCAGACCGGAGTACCGACAGGAAGTCATCGAACCCCATGCCGTTCATGGCGGCTTCAACGACGAGGTGATGCTCGGGCGTCCGGTACCCGTCCTTGGCCTTCCGCTGGCGGGGGTGAAACCGGGTATACCGGTCGCGATACTCCTTCCGCACGCGGCCGCCGCGGCCCCGGCCGGCATCGACCTGAAGGCCGTAACCCGGGCGCAGGTCGCCGAGGCGGACGAAAACGCCGTCGTCGGTCAGGAACGGGTGGTCGGCGGTCGCCCGGATCGACCGCCCGCCGACCGTGCGCAGGACGAACGTCTCCTTCATCCCGGACGACCAGGCGTTCTTCAGTCGGCCGAGGCGGACCCGGCCGCGGTCGGCCCGGGCGACCATCGTCGGGATCGACAGGTCCCAGGACGGGCCGCCGGCCGACCAATCCCCGGACAGCCTCTTGACGAGGTCATCGATCCGCACCGCCCGGCCGTTTCCGGCACGATGAATCTGAATCAGCGTATCGCCGGCAAGGCAGCCCGGGGGGCCGACGAGCAGGACGTGCTCCCCAGCCACCAGGGCGGTCAGGCAGGCGTCGATCTCGTCGTCCCGCTCGATCATCCGGGCGGCGAGTTCGGCCCGGGCCGTCTTCAGCTTGAGGCGGGCGGCGGAGGCGGCGGTCGGGGTGGCGGCGGTCGGGGTGGCGGCGGCCATCAGCGAGTCTCCGGTTCGGGGTTCCCCGGGGGTCACGTCCCCCGGTAATAAAGGTATACGGTATGTACCGAGATACGTCAAGAAGAAATCCGGGCCGGTCCCGGATTTCTTTTCGGCGGGGCGGCGGTCAGCCGCCGAGCTTCGCGAGTGCCTGGAGTAGCCCGGCCAGGTCGGCCGCCTTCCCGATGGAGGCGACCCGCTCCGCCTCCGCGGCCTCCGCCTCGGCGAGGGCGGCCCGGGCGTCGCCCCACGCCTTGACGGCGGGGGCCGCGGCCCGCTCGGCGGCTTCGCTGGCGAGGCGCCGGCCCTCTTCGCTCTGGAGCCTGGCCGCGGCGTACTCG